TAGTCGTAGTTGATCTTGTGGAGTTCGAGAGCACGAGCGAGGTACCGCCCCGCTTCGTAAGTGCTGCGATTGTGCTGCACGATGCCGTGGAATGGGATCGACCGCTCCGGCATCTCCGACTGACCGATGATACGCTTCCAGCCACCCATGCCGGTCTCTTGAGGCCACATGTTGGAGATGAAGAAAGCGTCAGTGATATTCTCAGGACGAAGGGTTTCATCGAACTGAATAAACATCACATCCATGGTGAAGAAGGACATCAGCTGAGGAGCCATCGCCTTATTGGCGATGATGGCGGACAGCTTAGAGGCCTGGGTATCAGGAGACTTGATCAACTCGATCCACATGCGGATGAAGTTCCAGACCAGGTTGCCCTTTAGCTCCTGCCAAACAAAGGTGGGGTTCACCTGAGTCCGCTTGGAGTTGGTGGGCATCTGGAGTTCCTGGCCATCATGACCAGCCGGAGTAGCAGCCGCTTCTAGAGTCAGACCGAAGTCGATGCCACTGATTTCCTTGGCATGACGCTCGACCAGAGCCTTCAGGATTTCACCGGCTTTCGGGATCTCCTGAAACATAGTCGGCACGTGAGTGACGATCGGAACGATCGGGGGCAGCACCAGAGGGGTAGCCGCATCGATGTTCACATAGTTGGAGCCCAGACCTAGCTGACCACCGGTGATGATGTTGGCGATGTTTACGTCATCACCTGCAGCAAGGCGACCAGCATTAGCGATCAGGGCGGGATCGGAAACCATCTCGACCATAAGTTATTCCTCCTCGCGCCCGACCGGGATAGTGACATCCCAGACACGGTTTGGCATACTGCCGTAGATTTTGGACTGCACCGAGTACCGATAACCCTTCAGCTTGTCAGCGTCAGTCTGGAACACGGTGGTCAGGGTGCGGATGGTACCACTGAACACGAAGGAGGCGCGCTTGTCGATAGCCTTACCGATGCGGTCAAACATCAGCGAGGGCTTACCAGACTTACCGACCTCCTGGGTCCACTGATCACGGACGATCTTCATGTGGTAGATGACCTTGTCGGTCATCAGATCGTCCGACAGCAGGGACTCGTCGATCGGATAGATGCTGCGGATGTCAGGATAGTGGATGGTGCTGATATCACAGTACTGCGCATAGTTCAGGCCGGTATCCCAACTGAGCTGCTTGTGATCCGCGGCCGACGGGGTCCAGTTGATGTCACGGAACATAGTGACTTCACTGTTCGGACGACCCTTTGGCTCGCTGTTGATAAAGGTCTTACCATCATGGATGCAGCGCTTGACCAACCGATCCAGCAGTAGCGGCACGTGAGTGCGATACGTCTGGGTGTCGTTCAGGTAGCCACACTGCTGGGTGATGGACACGCGGCAGGCCGGAGTGCCGTGGATCACGGATTCCGGATGGAGCAGCGCACGACCCCGTAGATACGAACCAGTCGATTGATCCTCGGCGGGAGTGTTCGGTGGATTGGCAACGTCCTGAGTGCTCAGGTCGATCTTGACATCCAGACGATAGCTCAAGAAATTGATGAGCGCATCCTTGGCTTCCATGGAGTAGCCGGAGTCATAAAGGTGCGTGAACGGATACCGGAACGAGTCGCCCAGCTCCGGATACACATCGCCAGACAGATAAGCGATGGTCAGCGCCTCTAGAGATTCCTTGGTCATAGTACCATCGGAACCACCCTGGTTGTACAGGATGACATTCTCGTTGAGGATCGAGGATGCACCTTCCACCACGACGTGATCGTACGGGACGCCATCGGGAGTCTCGCCAGTGAAGATGTTAACCTGGTACGGATCCAGGCCATCCAGTTCCGGAGAAACCGCCAGTACCTTCTCAGCGATCAGCTTGACGTAGTCCGAATACACCTGCATGTCATAGGGCAGACCGTTGGTGTAGTCATTCCGAATGATCTCAGAAAGATCATAGTACTTCATGGTCGAAGGATCGAGAGCATCAGTCTTGAAGCTCACGTCAGCATATGGCTGCAGGAATCGATCGCGAATGGGAGTGACGATACCAGAAGTCAGGTCACGCTGGACCGGTTCGAACCGGAGCAGCTGCGACTTGGTCTTAGCAGCCACGGCAGTATCGGACTCTGACGATACATACAGGCGGAAGCCAGTACGATTCACCTTAGAGCCAACATATGCACCAGCCGATGCTACGATCGGTGCAGTGACGACTTCCTTACCACCCACCTGAACAGTGGTGTGCTTCAGAGTCTTCAGCTTCTCACCGGCTTCGAATGGACGAACGGACCAGGTCAGCTTCACGCCAGGCTCAACGACCACGGTCACACCGTCTTCCTGCAAACGAGGAATACGATTACCCTGGGCATCCAGAATGAGCCGACCCTGGTCGTCCTTCTGATACTGGACTACCGAAGTGCTTTCCGTCTGGACCTGCACGACCTGAGAGGCGATCTTGGCAGTATCGTCCGCCAGACGTACGAAATAGATTTGCTGACGACGGCAGGCGCGATCCACAAACACCATGGGGTGCTGGTAGAACGGGCTGCGTTCGTCGAAAGTACGATCGCCAAACACCGAAGTGAGCTTGGCATATGAACCCAACACCGGTACGCCGACCTCACCCTGCTCAGCAAAGCCGAGGAACAAAGGGATGTGGATAGGCAGAACGGTAATCTCCGCGACCTGAGTAGGGGTGTCGTCCCGGATACCGAACCGGATTGAGGGATATGTTTGGTTGGCCATACCGCGTAGACTCCTGTGTGCGTGGCACCATTTTATAACGTTTTGACCCGATTTTCCGAGAGGTTTTGATCATGCGTAAGCGGATCAGTATTTATGACACCCTTGCAAGTGGGCAGACCATCAATGCTGCTCAGATCGTGGAACTGGCTGGTTTTGTAGCCAAGAATCGCGAGTTGAAACTGCAAGTGCAAGAAGCACGGCCGATCCTGAACACCAAGACCTTTTCTGTCACCCCGGTGAGCACGATCTTCGAGCGGATGCTCGAATTGAATAAGGACAGGTTATTCTCGTATATTAGGATTCCTCAGGGCACCGTTGCGGTACCCGAGGTAATCACATACACGCACATCACGTTTGACTCTAAGCAGTTCGGTGCGGTGTCAGGTGTCGGCTACCGACTTATCGCCAGTATGCCTGAGCTAGCTGACACTATCATCACCAATGTCACGCCGATGCTCCGTCGGACGGGAGAATTGGTAGATGCACCACGACTTCAGGGGATGTGTATACGGGATCTGCTCAGCAGATCTTACTACGACAATCCCACGAGTTTGTGGCTCACCGCCTCACTAATACAGTACCTGTGCAGGTGCTATAGTATGTCCATTTCTGTCGCCATTTCGGGCGTCTATAATCTATCCTTCTTCGAATCTCGCATGGTAATGACCGTCTTTGCTTACTACTTTTTGCGGATGGTAACCACCGATGAGATGGCTCGTGCCATGCTCAAGAATACTTCGAAGTTTGGACTAGGGACATCTGTAGAGATCGGTGATGTGCTGTCTATGGTGGATGCCGTCGTCCCACCGGATACTGACATGACGTTGGATCATGCCTGTCAGGCCGTAGGGGGTTTGGGGATCGATCGCTTGAAGGCGGTAAACCGCAAGCTACTCTACACCGTGCTACGGAGCATCGGTCCAGACCTCCAGACCTCTATGATCGCACTCGAATACCCTCCTTACTTTACCTACCTAGTCCTCCTAGCGCTCAGTGGTCAGAAGATCGGATTGCTGTATCGCTTGAAGCAGGGTGGTCTTGAAAAGGATGGTGCTCAGTTTGCGACCGATCTGGCGTTGTCTCAATCTTTCCTGCATTCGATCTAACGTCTATCGCCGGGGGAGATCCCGATGGGTACGGCCAATCCGGAAACAGTAGGTATCATCGTAGATGCCCTAAACGAGTATGCGTTCCTGCACATATGGAATGAGATCCGTGCTGAGTATCGGGTGAACATCCGCCTCCAGCCTGTTTCGGATCGATTTACCACAGGATACATCATGGGGGGAGGGGCTATCCCCCTCCCTACCCCAAAAGATCAATATGCTGTTTTTAAGACAGCGACTACTTTCTTTGACGGTGGCCTAGCCATACCAAATGATCAATGGATCGACAGCGTGACAGCCATCAACAAGTATGGTATCATGCTGCACACCTATCCTGATCACGGTCGCATGGTCCCTAAGGGCGGGGTCTTTGTCTGGAAGTCATCGTCTAAAAACCGTGTATACGTCGCCATCGTTAAGGAAGCTCTCCTCAAGGTATCTACTCTAGGTACTTATAAGGCGATCTATCTGACGTTGTATCGCGACAGCGATCAGGCAAACCCGATTACATGCCAAACATTTCATTTGCCTGCGGGTAATAGTGTGGCTATGGCAGCACGTGTTGAAGCGGCTATCCGAGATAGTCAGCAGCAAAGCCCGCATGGCACTATGGTGTTTATCAATGGCTATGAGATTGATCCCACCAAGGGGATCCCATATGTCTTTGGTGATTACGTCGATGTGATCACAGATCGAAATGTGGTCGGATCCTTTACTGTGAATCTGACCCAGGTAGAGACTGGTTTCTATAGCAAGCTAGACACCTGCTACAAAGAAGTGATCCATTGTCCGAAAGACCTAAACCCTACAAACAAGCTGGTTACGCATAACACTGTGACTATGTTTGTACGAGATAATCGTAAGAACCTAGGGACCTATCTCCACAGGTGTGACGATGTCAGTGTCGGACAGATCACCCACAATGACCTCTCGGTGGCCACGCACGTGCTCAATGCACATCGAGACTACTTGCACACGCAGGATGTGTCTATCCATGTCAAGGTGCGTACGCACAGTAAAGATAACGTACTGATGCGTGACAGCCATTACATCGACTACTTGTATCTATGCGATGACGATGTCATCTTGCAGCACCTACGAGGAAAGGTCGATGCTAATTTGTCATTCTGGTCCGCAGTAGAACTAGAACAGAGCATCTACGTCAGCATGATGTTCGACACTCCGAATATCATCACTGCGGATGTACTGGACCAATACACCAATGGTCTGGGCTATCACACGGTAACGTCGATCCTGTGTCAGCATATACAAAGCCAGACTTTGGCTGCTGACCGAATCGGTAATCTCATGTATACAAAACCCATCATCTATCGCGGCATGAAGACCGAGGTGGAAGCGTTTATCGATGGGCATAAGGTGAACCATACCCAGGTCCATCTGAAGGACTTTGGTGGGGATCGCATCAGTGTGTCTTTTGATGACTCGATATACACCACGACCGGTCAGACAGTGACCGTCAACATGCTAGAGGCTGGTGATGCTAGACCTCGCCTGTTCACCCCAAAGCCAGGAAGCACCTATATCACAGTACCTTTCAAAGGTGCTCGGGTATTCGAACGGCTCTCTCTTGATACGGATGTGACCAAGGGATGGACCGGGCATTCGGAATATGCATACAAGGAGCTATTCCCTAAGGCTGGTACACTGATGATCTATCCATCCGCCGATGAGACGACCCAGGTCGTCTGCGGGCAGAGCCTCTATAACAAGACACTCGTCGTGGTTAACGCACGGTACTGCCATACGGCTAACTATGACTTGTCTTCTGCGTATATGGACAAGGCTCCACTGATCGTAAATCTACAGATCACTGCAGATGATGACAACAACACTCTGGTGCCCCTACTGGGCTATACCTCCCTGGATCTATATCTGAATGGGAAGTATCTCATCCAAGGTATAGATTACACCGATGTCCCTGTAACGGATCGGGATGGTAACCCATCCATCGTTGAGGTGTACGTCACCAATAAAGAATATCTGTCAGAGACTCAAGAGAATCGGCTCGAAGTCGTGGCACACACGAGCGTTTCTATGTGTGATGAGTCTGGTTACGTGATCCATGACAAGGTGTCATATGACACCGATATCAACACCTGGTACAGTGGTGTCAGTCAGCTCTATGTCGGTGGTCGTCTGATCATCGATGCAGAGGACAAAGGTACCTATATGCAGCTCCACGGCGAAGCCACCAATGGTACGCCATTCTACCTGACGACAACTATACCAGAAGGTATGGAGACAGTGCTACAGGGGTACAGTCCTGAGACTGATCTAGATCATATCCGGAAGATCAATGCATACTTCCGTGAGGAAGATCAGATCGATCCTGGTTTGGTTATCATCCCCAATAGTCATAAGGTCTACAGCCCATACTTGATGGGTATCATCTACGATATCAATCGTGGTGTATACTCCCCTGTGGCAGAACCAGATAACTCGGCCTTCCTGGCTCAGTTCTTCCCGTACCTCCATCTAAAGCAACGTGACCCGTGTCTGACTCCTCAGGTGTCGGGTATCGACATCCGTTATGTGGATAGACATCCTGCATACACAGAAGTCGATGTGCCTGATCCAACCACCTACAAGCTGGTCAAGCGATTGACTAAGCTGGTACTCAGTGAGGACAAATACACTGCGGGAGATTTAACCGATGGCTGAATTGAATGCGTACACTGAAAAGAACCCAGGACATTACCTAAAAGCTGACATCTATGACCCAGATGTAGATCCTTCTACTACTGGCAAGATCGTACCACGACCTGGGTCTTTTGCAATCACTCTGGTTTCCGGCAGTGCGATCGTTGAGGTCGTAGAATCAGTCGACCCGGACACACTGAAAAGTACCTTTGTAGACCCAAAGGTCATCGTGACTAATGATGAGTACGACGAGTCTCAAGCGTCGATCATATCCTACCTCAATGACATCTTTTTCATCTATTACGACACTCGGCATATGCCGCTCCTCCTTCGACCCGACAGCCATCTGAAGGCTTACGGTCTGTCGAACAGCGAGTACCGTATCGTCCGATATCCACACACGGACCATGAAGAGGTCATTTCGCTTTACTACGGAAGTGATGGTCGTCTAAAAGGGACGTCGGTACCACTGGCACTAGCAAATGGTACAGAGGCCTCCAAGTATTTTACTGACTGCCATACGCGAGCTGCGTTGGTAGAAGGTGAAGAACTCCGCTTGGATGTCTATAACCAGTATGGCGCATTGACCATGCAGGTTAAGACATTTGCGCAGAAGTCCACCATTCTGAATGAACAGATCAACAACATCCCCGTATTGACCAATATCACCATCACCTCTCCCCAGATGCGTGAGGATGGTCAGATCTACATCTTTGAGAAGCAGGATGTCGATAGTCTAAACATCGGTGTCACTCTGCATTATGACGATGGCTACAAGCGCGACATCACCATTGATGGTGAGAAGTGTATCATCTACGGGTTGGAAGATTTTATCTCTGCATATGCTGGGCTACCTCAGACTATCCAGGTGAAGTATTACCTAGATGCATCTGAGACTACTTCTGCTATTGCTGGCGAAACTATCGCTACGCACCTGACAGCAGAAGCCGATCTGGTGGTCATACCCAACCAACTCGCGGCGAGTCTGAAAGTGTCAGTGATCCCTCGATGGAACTCTACACTATCCCGGTACTACCTCATGTACTACATGTACAGTGCGGATCGGCATATGGTCAAGGACGTAACCAATCAGGTGTCTGTCGTTGAAGGTGCATTCGTAGGCAATCAGTATGGCGTGGTCCAAAACTTCGTCATGAGTATGGATATGTCTCTGGTGGATCCCGAGATGTATGACGAACCTACGGTATACCGCCAGAGCTGTTTCATCAAGGTACAGCCCTATGTGGCGTTGGAACGCTACGTGATCCAAGACGCATCAAATTCACTCCGTGTATATGGGGTAGACAAGCCAGGCTCCCGCCGTCCGGTACTACATTTCGACCAGTCACTGAACATGTACTTCATTCCGTCGGAGCTATTCCCGACAAATGCTCTGTTCCTACACAGCTTCTACTACCAGTCCAGCCCTGTGTACAATAGCGCTCTGGAGACCGCACCGCTGGTACCGACTCATTTCATCCTCAGGGATGCGGTGAATGGTCTGACGGTAACCCCAGGGGCTATTCCACTGGAATCCTACAGCACAGCTTTCTCCGTGACCGGAGATGCTGCTCGGTTTGTAGGCACCAACGTGATCGTCGAGTTCCTACAGTACGTGAACGAAGACACGACTCTCATCCTACAAGGTGTGCCTGTGGACTGCTATGTCAGTCCTGGTGGATATCGAGCATAACAATCATGCTACTGGGGAGCACAGCTCCCCAGTAGCATGTCTTTCTTTCTCTTACCGTGTGTCAAAAAACCGATCATCTTATGTGAAAAACCCACACCAGTGGGGCATATATCACGAATCACTTGCGGAAAAGCGTGAGAAGGGGCCTCTCACCATGCGCAACTTAATAAACCGACTTGTCAGTCGCCCCCCGACTGATAAGCCGGACAAGGAAATCTGTCTGTGGATGAACACAGGCCTGAGGCCTATCAAATATAACCAATACTGGGTGTCTCGTAGTTCTGATTCTCGATCATACACTTTCGGTGTAATAGATGAGCCGTCAGTTACGATCAGTAACCTGTTTCGTCATCTCGACACAGCCGCATGGCAGCTCGCCATCGCTCACCATTTAGAGGTACATGGTTCCGGTAGTCAGCGCAGTTGCTACTGCGCTAGGTGTCTTTGTTGGCAACAAACGCCAGACAACCACGAACACAACCTCGTATTAGCAAACCAACTCCTCCCCTTTGATACGATAGGCATCATTCGTAAAACTCGGCATTACGATTTTATCCATGCGATCTGTGCTACCAAGGCCATACTCCCTAAGAAGGAGTATGTCACTAATTTTGTAGCCCTACAAGGGATATGCGCTAAGCCTAGCAAACTCGACGTGGCCATACAGAAATATGGCTTGAACAAAAAAGATATGTTCGTGGCAGTCAATACTTCCGGCCACACAATCAAAACGATCATTGATACATTTCATCTCCGAGTGTGCGACGAAAGCACTGTGCATCGCCCGCAATAGGATCCAGTTGAAAGGGACCACCTATGCAATACCTGGCAACCTACTTCGTCAATGGACGTAGGATCGAACAAAAGATAGATCCAGAACAGACCATTGGGTCTTTCATCGGTCACAAGGTGTATGTCCGGGTGGTCCACAACCTGGTCCGGTACACTCTAGACATGACTAAGATGATCCTCCTGGAACCTCATGTCAATCTGACACAGGGTGTGCGTGTGTTCTTAGAACAGCGCATCACCGATAAGCTCGTCGAGCAATATCGCGACGAATCAATTCCAGTCACTACGGGTGGAAAGTTCACCAACCGTCTCGTAGCGATGAATGGACATGCCGAGAAGGATGTGACGATGTCGTTTACGTCCATCACGGAACATGACATCCGGAACGATCCATACCGTATCGCAGATCATAACGATCTCGTATTGACAGCACCCAAACGTGACATGAGCAACTATCTTGTCAGCGTCAATGGTGTGTTCCACCATACGACAATGTTTGAAAATGAGCTGTACGTCGCTGACGGATTCCACAACATGCGCAATAGTAAGAAGCGCTTGGTTGGGCTGTATGACACCAAAGCTCTGGGGGGTCACACTACAATCCCGATCACGATGGACAATGTCAAGAACACTCCAGAGGAAGATCCGTGGCGAGGTGTGTATCTCTCCTTTCCTGGCGTAGACTTCCGCAACAAAACCGTATTACTGGTGTTTGCTGGATACCTATATATCCTCGACGGCTACTACCAAGTAGTCGGTCAGCGTGGTCTGAAGATCAACACATGCAAGATGGATCCCATCAATCAATGGCTCCATAATCCAAACACGATCTTTAAGCTCGGGTATAATCAGGAGCTGGATGATAACCAAGAGAGCGATGGAGCTCAGATCATCTACCATCCGACCGTACACGAGCGGATCGTCCACTACCTACAGCACGAATATCCACTGGAAGATCGTCCCGATGCTACTAGAGTAGCCCTACAGGAATTCAGGTACAACGATCTGTACAGTAACATCCAAAACATCACTCGTACTATCGAGTATGCTAAGCTAAGGTCGACTGCTTTCCTGTATAAGCTACTGACCAGCAAGCACAGCTTCCTTGTCGTCATCGACAATCCAAAAGTGTATCTCCGAGAATACGAGTTGGAGCGTACGTTCCTACCAGATCAGTTCCAGTCACGGAGTCATGATACGCCTCGTGGTATCCTCCGATACAACATGCAACAGACTATCCCCTTTGTAGTGTTTAGTGATGATGAACATCGCTAGCACACGTTTGGGTTGGATTACTACAAAGAACATCTGGATGTGTATCGTACGATCCTTAATCCAGAGGCTATCCCTGCACCTATCTTTGACATGAAGGATCCTACTAAGCTTTATCCTGTAAAGCTAGTAGAGTTCTACGCACCATAATCAATCCATCATGGGATGCCTTGCAAGGCATCCCATGAGCTTATCTTTTTTATCTTACGGTACCTATCGGCATCATCGTATAAATTCCTTAGTGCTTCAGCAGGGATATGTCTGACATGGCCAAACTCAATCCCTACAATGGGAAAAGCTATACCAAGATCAATAGTGTTAAGCCCTACTTCCAGTACGATGCTGCTGCTAAGTGTATGGTATTTACTGGAGACACCCTAGAGATCCGTGTCCCTAGCCGCTTTGCAAACTATGGCCTCCTAGAGATCGGTAATACTGTCACGACTCTAGGTGTATGTGACATGATCATCAATGATCAGTTCCAGACTGGTCTGCTACTGATGGCTAAGATCGAGATGGAAGTCTCCGATATGGCTACCATCACTATTGGTGGTCTAGGATACCACGTATTCTACCTCAAGGGGGGTGATCGGTTCATCCTCCATACCGAGGTGATCAAGAACTCCGGCATCGTGTATGCTGTGTTTACTGAGTTCCTAGCACGTGGTAAACTGATCTACACCATCAACTACGATAACATCACACATCTCTTTGATCAGATCAAGTACATGAACGATTCCAACCTTGGTGTCGATCACGTCGTATTTGAAATGATCTACAGCTACCTATGGAGATCTGCTCAGAATAGATCTGTGCAGTATCGTCATACCCCGATGACGGATGGTGGTATCATGATCTCCCTCCGTAACGTAGCAGATGCTACCTCTACGACCACCTCAAAGATCACTGGTTCTTATTTCGATGTGGGTCTAAACTCAGCTCTCATCTATCCAAATGATCAGCCTGGTACTGTAGAAGAAATGCTCCGTTAATGGCTATAGAGGGAGGGCACGTGCCCTCCCTCTATAGCTGCCATTTCTTTCAGATATATATCACTACGGTGACTATCGCAACAAAATGTCGGAGAATAAAAAATGGCCACCAAGTTCACATTGTGGATTGAAGGTTACAGCTTTTCTGGAGAGACCCCAGTACGCGCATCGTGTTTGGGGGAATACGAAGGCGACACCTTTCTGGATGCGTGTAATGCCTGGGCACAGCAAACCTGGCACACCGACGATTATGAATCTCAGCCGCATCCGGCGCACTGGGGTCGTCGTATCTATGACAATGAAGCTGATGCGAGAAAACATTTTGGTTAAACGACCACAGACACCGTACCAAGGAGCACACCCATGACATTCTTCAACCAAGTCATGCATGACCCTGCTACCCTGCAGGCCATCGATCGTGGACAGACCTACTTCCATCCTGATGGTATCGTGTTCAACGACATCTTCCACGACACCGACATGCTGAAGAAGTATGCCGAAGACGAGTATCGGTCGTGGATCGAAATAATGAAAGTCAATCCAGATCGGCAAGACATGCTGCGAAAAGCAGATCTGTATGTCAAGATGGCGGAAAACGATGTGTTGGTCCGCACTCACTATCAGGATATCGCCATGAGCTACATCCTGCTCGCAGCCATCCCCATCGTCGATATCCGCACCACGATCAATACCTACGTCGACATCGGCCTGCGGATCCGTGATCTAGTACGCGTGCATCAGCAGAACTACAAAGCTGATCTCGAAGAATGAAATGTACCCTAGGTAAGAGGATGGAGAAATCATAATCTCCTCCTCTTATCAAGGTAACTCTAAACATCTTTCATTTTTTCGGCTGTCTACAAAAAACAAAACATAGCGTTTCATTCTATTTCACACATATATTACCAACGAAGAATCTTACCAAGAATTGGAGATACTGTCATGTCTAAGCGAATTATCACTCGGGTGTTTCTGATTCGTGATGGTAAATTTGTGGTAGTTGCTAGGAAGTATCGTGCCGAAGAATATGGTGGTCAGTTTGGCACCGATACCTATGCGCTGCTACCTGGCGGTGCCGTTGATCCGGAAGAAACGCTGGAAGAAGGTGCGATCAGAGAGTGCTCGGAAGAACTCGGTGTGACCGTCAAGGCTCTCACCAAGTTGTGCGTGTACGAAAATGAACAGCGCCTGCTTCATTTCTATGTCTCCGAGTACGGTATGGGATGGGAAGGTGAACCGGATATAAAGGAGCCGGAAAAGTTTGAAGAAATGGTGTGGATTAGTCCGTACGAGATGATCCACAGGTCGTGCTATGTCTGGAAGGACCACTGGTTCACTGGCGATAGTATTGGCTATGCGAACATTGAACTGGTTTGCATGTTCCCTGGTATGTGAGGAGGAGATTCCTCCTCACTCGTCCTTACCAAAAAAAGGTGATCTCATGGATGACAAAATCTATGTGACTGAGCTTATCCCCCATACCAGCGGAAAGATCAGAAAGGTACTGGATGCGCGAGCTAACGTACTGTCAGCATCTGTGCGTATTTTAATACCTGAGTATCCGGGAAGTTTCGGGATCAGTACGTCGCAGTGGAATAAACTGCAATCCAGCGAGCATGTGCTTGCTGCAATCTCCGGCGGCAACCGAGGCGGCATGTTGTTGTACGTAGTTGGTACAACGCCATGGGAAAAGAAAAATGCGCAGGCGTTCCACCGCCTGATGCAAACCGTATCAATATAAACCTTTTAAAAATACTAAAACTAAAAGAAATGTTTTGGTAGGGGAGATAGCGGTGTGCTATCTCCCCTGAAGTACCTCTAAACATCTTTCATTTTTTCTCTGATCATCAAATCCATACCCAAAACTATCGAGAATTAGGTATCACCTAAGGTCTCAAATCTCTAATAAAAATGCCTCTCCTATAATGCTCCAGTACATGTGTGTGCGCAGAAAAAACTTGCTATCCTCCGGAAGGTCATCTACCCAAAAAGATAGCCATAAGGCTCTAGACCTAGTCTCTCCCAAAACGACAGTTCCAGATCACGGATGATGAAGTGCAAGAGGATCGTGTTGAGTGAAGCGAAGCGTAACGAAACGATAATCCTCTTGCTGTAATCAGTCGTGATCTTTCACTGTCTTTTCTACTTACATTGGTCATCGGAGATACTCTTCGCAAAGAGTATCTCCGATTCCGTATTTAAAAATGAATTACTCTTTTCATTTTAATCTTAACACTCTTTCTAATCTAAATATAATAGTAATTACCCTATATATATATTAAAATATATTTAGAGCGCTATCTTATAATTAATTCTCATCCGACGAGGAATGAGGGTCCCGGTAGGGGCCCGAAATTCCGAGGAGGATAATGAGAATTAAAACTTACCTTATGATGTCGATAAGTAATTTTTTATACATACCCCTAGAAAGACAATTATATCTCACATCAGACAGACATTTTACACTCCATTTCTTTTTTTTTTGCGTTACAGTTTTTCAGCTATACATCCGCCACGCTGTAGCTAGGGACGATACTATAAATTGCTCCCTTATCACGTATTTCACATCGGAAGGGTATGTCATGCCTCCTGTCCAGAACCCTAATGCGATCAGTATCGTACAGGAGACTCTCTATGTACGAGAAGGTCGTGAGCTGAAGAGGATCCGTCCTGATGCTGAAGGCTATTACGTCATGCCTTTGGCTGTACTAGGTATCCCTACTCGGAACAAGACCTACTACGAAATCAACTCGTTTGCTAGTCAGTTTAATAACCCAGATAGCTTCATCAGTCAGATGCTGGCCGATGGTACGTTATGGGGTGAATATGGTCATCCTGACCTGACTGGCCTCGCTAATCCTGTGGCTTTAGGTCGTCTAATGCGAGTAGACGAAAAGATGACCTCCCACCACATCAAGAAGGTGTGGACTGGAGAGGTCTTGGAGAATGGTGGTAAGATCGTTTATGGTCTAGTCAAGCCATTTGGTCCTTATGGGTCTAACCTACAGGACTGCCTTGATAACCCCTGTATGAACACTGCGTTCTCGCTCCGTAGCATCGCTACGGAAAAGCCGATGCAGGACTATCTGTATCGTGAAATCAAGAAGCTGATCACCTTCGATGCGGTCATGGCTGGTGGGTATGCTCAGGCTAGCAAGCGATTCTCGCCTGCTACGGAGAGCATGATCCTCCGTGCTTCTAATGACGATGACATCGTACTGGAACGTGCCGCTTGTGAGTGTTTTACTAACACTGAGCTGAATGATATATTCGGCACCAATACCGTCATGATCCATCGTGAGACGACCACTCTGATCAAGGGTGGTAAGAGCATGCTCACTAAGTCTGGTGAGGTGCGTTCGCCGTATCATGACATGCTCCAGATGCTGAGGAGATAAGACAAATATGTTTGAAGAATTGGCTCGGGGGCATACTGCTCCACCCGCTGCTCCAGTACTCGCTACCGAGAGCATCAATACCACCATGGATAGTGAGATCCCTCCACCAGGCAATACCACTCCGGGTAAGCAGGATCAGCCTCCGGAACCTAAGTATGGTGCCGTAGAGATCCCCCTCATCGGCGGTGACCTATGGGAAAAAGCTGCCATCCGAGAGACCCCTAAGGATGGTGGTATCTGCGACTACGAAGTGTACATCATGCAGCCCATCACCAATGGGAACTACTTCGATGAGGTGATCAACATCCTCAAGTATGCTAGTGATCAAACCACGGTGACGTTCGTATGCTGCTCACCAGGTGGTGAACTAGCGACGGCCGCTCGATTGGTGGCAGCCATGAAGAACACCCGCGCCAAGACTATCACTATCGCTGTTGGGTGTGTGGCATCTGCCACTGCACTGGTCTGGACTCACGGTCAGGAACGAATCGTCCAAGAGGGCGCTACGATCATGATCCACATGTCTTCGCATTGGGACTATGGTAACACCAAGGCGATCCAGAGCAAGGCAGAGTTCTTTGTCCGCTACGTAAAGGAGATCGCTGTCGATCCAGCTGTAGCCTCCGGTGTACTGACGGCTGAAGAAGCAGAACTGGTGATCGATCGTCGCCAGGATGTCTACATCGACTCCTATGAAATGACCAAGCGCCTGGAGGGTACCCATGGCTGATCTATACTCTTTTGCCACGGGCGATGTCCAGGCTAACCAGACGCCAACTGCTGCGTTGGAATCTGCTTTTGCTACATACTCGCTGAACAACGAGCTGGCACCAAAGTCTGCGACTGCCCCAGTGGCTGCGACTGAAAGTGTACTGGCGAATCCCAGCATGGCATGCGATAGCCCTAGCAGTGATTCTGCAGCGGACACCAAGGTGTATCTACGCGAAGATGGATACCACGTCATGTGTGATCCATGGGATCTGCGCGCCTGGTCTAAGGTTGCTCCTAAGCTCGCTATTTTCCTGTACCAGCGGACTGAGTCTGACGTGGTCCATTTCCACTTTGGTACCATGGAAGACATGGATCGGTACTGGAGTATCTCGTACCACATGCTACTGGTGGCCCTACGCAATACCAAGGCCAAGACCATCGCCATTTGTGACTGTGTGTGGGGTGCTCCTCTGACCCAGCTAGGTCTAGCATGTAGTGAGATCCGACTCACCAGCATGGGTGCGGTGTCCTTCGTTAATCCGTTCTTCGTCGATGAGATGTGTGGAGCCGAGAAGGCAGTCTACACGTTCTTCATCAACCTACTAAACCGGGCCGTCTCTGTGCACAACCTCGTCAGTGCTGAAGCGATGGCGGGTGTCATTTCTAAGGCTGAGATGCTGAGCCTGACCTACAATGACGTCAAGACTTATCGGGATGGTCTAGCTCAGCAGGCCGCTGCTGCCGCTACTAAGACCGAATAAACACATCACATATAGAGCTGGTGGTGGGCAATGCCCACCACCAGCCTATCTTTTGCATATCGCCATCTTATAACTTCCCCACAAATGCGGTAGAAGAGGCCCACCATGATCCTCTTTGAGTCAGACTGGGCATCTCATCCAGGTGCTATCCCTGACATTAATACAAGAAACATTTCCTTTTTGAAAATGGCAAAGTTGTTTGCTGATAAGGGTGTACGTAACAACAAGTTTATGCTCGCCTTACATCAGCCTGACTTGGCTAAGTACGATCCTCACAATCTGAACGACCCCTCTATCGAACTGCGTATGCGGATCGGTGTCGAATGTCGTGTCAATCCGTGGTACTATCTACGAGAAGTGACACGTGTTCCGGCTCAGGGCTCTCTCCCTATTCCATTCATCGCCAATCGTAGTAACATAGCGATGTCTTGGTGCGCTTTTAATAACATCGATTACTTCTCAGTACAGCCGCGCCAGACCGGGAAAGCCCAGGTCTTGTCTGCCAACATCAAAACACCTACCGGATGGACTCGTATGGGTGACCTCCTGGTGGGCCATAAGGTGATGGCTCCTGATGGTACTGAAACTACCGTAGTTGGTGTTTATCCACAAGGCATTCGGCCAGTATACCGTATTACATTTGAGGATGGACGGCATACTGACTGCGATATCTCTCACCTATGGAAAGTATATGACTCCAAGAAAGGTGATGGGTTTGAGATCATCGATCTCGCTGAAATCAAACGTCGTATGTCTAGTCGGCCTAACAATGAACATGGTCTATCGATCCCATTGATCCAACCAGGACCAAGTGGTATCGATGATGCCGTGCAGCTCAAGTCATTGCTAGACGGCTTTACTAAGGTAGGTCTGACGTACAACGGCTCTGGTCGCTGCTATCGTACCAATTCGGAAGCACTTGCTAGATGTGCCCAGTACCTCGTCCGTAGTCTAGGTGGTGTCTGCGAAATAGAGCTCGTAAAGAGCAAGCGCAGTACTTTGCAGGCGTATTTTGTCCACGCTAAGATCCCTTCCACCGACCTATCGCTCGGGATCAAATCCATCGAGTATGTCGGCGAGCATCTTACGCAGTGTATCGAAGTGGATCATCCGGAGCATTTGTATGTGACTGACGACTTCATTGTCACGCACAATACGATCGGCGCGCTGACGCTTACCGCATACTACCTGTACATCGCAGGCTTTAACCTGGACATGGCTCTCTATGCAAACTCTAAGGCACTGATCCAGGCTAACGTGGGTCGTGTTAAAGATATTCGAGATGCCTTGCCCAAGTATTTGATTGATCTACAGATCGCAGATACTGAGAACAAAGAAGGCTTGTCTTATACGGCTCTCAAGAATGAATACAAGACTTTCTGCGCTCAGTCTAGCATCCAGGCTGCCGACAAGCAAGGTCGTGGTCAGAGCTGCCCATGGCTACACGGCGATGAGATCGGCTTCTGTGAAAACATCGACATCACGTTCCCAGTGATGCGTGCTGCCATGAACGCTGCTATCCGTACAGCAGCGGACAATGGTCAGCCACATGCCTCTATCTTCACCACTACGGCCGCACGTATCGACACCACTCCTGGTGAATTTGCATACAACCTGATGCTCGGTGCGATGCCGTTCAATGAGCGCATCTATGACACTAAGAATCACGAAGAGCTGAAGAAGCTCATCAAGATGAATTCTACAAACAACACTATCAATGGTACGTTCAGCTACCTACAGCTCGGCTACTCGCACGACTGGTTCATTGAAACGGTCGCCCGCCTGAACACTACACAGGACGTCATCGATCGTGACTTCTTGAACCTATGGAAGAGTGGCTCTGAGACTAGCATTATCCCAGCGCATCTTCTGATGCGGATGAACGAGACCAAGATCGATCCGATCCATGTCCAGTTCTTTGGGGACTATGTGGTCAACTGGTATATCTCTGAAGTCACCAGGACTTCTCCTGAGTTCAAGCGACGTCAGCTCGCCCTCGGTATGGACTGCTCCGAGAACATCGGACAGGACTTCACGGCGCTATGCCTGATCGATCTAAAAGACATGTCTGTCGTAGCGACATTCCGCTGCAATGAGACTAACACAATTGCTCTAGGTATGTTTGTTGCCGAATTCCTTATGGCATATACAAACATCACATTTATCCCTGAGAGCAACAGCATGGGTCGTGCTATCCTTGAGACGATCATCATGATCTTCAAGCGGCATCGCATCAATCCATTCCGTCGCATCTACAACAAGATCTTCCAGGACATGGACACCGAGCCTTCACTCCAAAGCATCCGTGTGGACGATCCTGATCTGTGGGAAACCGCAGTCAAGAAATACCTCGGCTTCCGTACTGGAGAAAAGACTCGTATCCATCTATACAAGCAAGTGCTGCAGAAGGCTGTCAGCTTGAATGCTACTCGCATGTATGACAACACCCTGATCAGCGAACTGTCTGGTCTATCCGTCGTGAATGGTCGTATCGATCACACGAATGGTGGACATGATGACATGGCAATCGCCTATCTGCTGGCATGCCATCTGGTGTTTGCTGGTAAGAATCTACAAATGTATGGGATTGATAAGGCCCAGATGTTGTCTGGTATGACGACGACTGGGGATCAGATCGATCCGGACTATAAGGCTCAGCAGCTGGAACTTCGTAAGCGCATCAAGCACTTTGAAGCGCTCATCGATCGGGCACCATCTCCGACGGTAAAGCTCACGTATCAGCATCATCTGAATGCGTTGGTTAAGCAGCTCGATGAGACTATCACGCTGGAACCGATTAGTTCTGATAAGGTGCAGCAGGACCTTCGTACGTATGGTGAAATCTATACGGCTAACGTCCTACCATTTGCTCCTAAGAAGAAGCTCCCTTATACAAGCCAAGACCTGATCAGAGTAATCTCTGGTGTCGCATAGGAGGCTGACGTGCGATGAGTAACTACATACAGTCTGGCTTCGGCCGACTAAACATCGGGCTCGACGAACGCATCCTACAGCAGGTCGAACGCTTTATGATCGTGTGGGAGATCCGTGGTAATCATAGCCTAGCGCTAAACGGACGACTCCTAGCCGTACATCCGATCGCATTTACTACGTCTGATCGAGAAGAGTTCTTTAAGATCTTTAACGTCTCAGAGCGAGAGATGGCTACGATCGTACGAGCCATCCCGAGTATCAACAACGACTTCAAGGTCGTCAGCGATCCATTCAACCTACAGTGTGTCTGGGTGATGCATCTGGCATATCGCAAGATCGCAGCACTACAAGCAGAACACAAGCTTACGCAGAAGCAGGTCGAAGAAGCTTTTGATCTCTTTGCTGCCGGTAAGCGATCCCACCCAGTACTGCATGTGTGGTTTTCTTTCCTATTCCACATCTCCAAGATCATGCACTACAAGTTCTTCACCTCCTTGGTCAACAACTCATTCAAACATGGTGCGAATGAGCAGATCATGGAAGCGACGATGAACAGCTTGTCGCAGAAGTTTGACATCATCGGATATGGTACTTGGAAGAGGTCTATTGAGGCTCGATGTCTAGATCTGATCTCTTACAAGAGCAACCACTATGCCGGTTTCAGAGATGGTGTCGATGCAGCACTACTGTACATCATCAGCGATAGCCAGACTCGTATCCGTGCTAAGATCGTAAAGATCGCCCGTGCATACTACGACATGCATAAGAATGGCGAAGCTATCGCTAGTCGATCTACGGTTGGAAGTAACGCCGAAGGTGAGAAAGTCATCACCCAGATGGTGGGTACGTTCGATAAGCTAACGAGCACCTTGGTGGTTGAAGTCCTCAATGCCAATGTGTTCCTCAACAGCAGACTCGTCACGCAGATCGCATCTCCATTTACTAACATCTCGTCTGGTATGCTAGAGTCTACACTACTGGCATTTTCAGAACTAGCATCAGTACAGTCTAAAGCTGGACAGCTAGATCGTGTCGGTACGGATAGCGATGGCAACGAGATCTACTTCGGTGCTCGTATCCTCATCAACAATCTGGTGCAGAAGTCTATCCGATACTGCCTCCGGAAGAACATCCCTATCACTGACAAAGCAGCTATCTTTGTCAAGGTGAAGAACATCTATTCTTCGTCCCGTATTTCAGATCCTGAGATCATCAAGGTCAAAAACAGTATCGCATACTTTGTGGACTCGATCGGTGGTCCTAAGCGAGAGACGACTAAGTCATCCCTTCGCTTGGCTATGATCATGTACGTCTTGACCAAGGCCCTAGTCCGACTATAAAGAGTGGAGGGAGGGGCGCGAGCCCCTCCCTCCACCACTCTTCTTTTTACAAAGCCATGAGCAAGAGATTCTTGTAGGTGTCTGGATCAAACAGCACCGAACCACGGAACCTCTTCAGGAGGTCTCGATACTTCTCGTTCTCATCGACATACGACTCGACGAGAGACTTGATCACACCGACCTCAGAGCCTGAGTCTAGATAGACGTAATCGATTTTCACGATCATGGTGGTATAGATATACGCCTTGGTAGCGCATACGATCAGATCAGTCAGCGGCATCACTGAAGACGCACTGATGTTGGTAAACTCAGAATCATAGCCCAATCGGCAGTGTAGGACCCAATCCGAGATATAGGCACCTGGTGGATTTACACGGATGAGATTTCCTGATTGTAGTACCGGGGTAGGGGAAAGGTAAGCACGAGAATGAGTACGGCTCTGGATGGCGGCACTTGCTAAATTAGCCAGGCTGTTACCGTAGTTGTCGTCGAAGAATGTAGGAAAGCCCATACCGCTATTGCTTAGACCTTCCGGATATGTTAGGTCGACTACCTGAGTAATCTCACGGCCCTCACGTGCTGATGGAGGGATACGATATACGCCACTACTACCGAACGTGTCCATGGTGGAGTCGTTTACATTTTCCAACCAAGACTGGTCTAGTCGTATACGCTTTACCTTGCCAGCATACGTGTTTGTATCCGAAAGCACACGACCAGCAATGACCACATCGATGATACGCTTGTCTAGGGTGACCTGATAATCCTCAGGACGAAACGCTAGATTCAATAGCTCTCCTGGGATGGAGTGATAGATGGTCCTGAGAGCACTCTCACAGGCATTAGTCATATCGGAATGCTCCTCTGAAATATACAAAGATGTGTGGACTTATACCATGGTATTTTTTACGTCTGGTCGTCATAGTTTAGGGTATATATTACTAATTGGAAACACACGTTTATGCCGGAGAACTAGGATGTCATATAACAGAGAACAAATCATCGAAACAATCAATAAAACTTTCTCTGAAGAAGAGCGTCGGAACATTAGAGTTTTTGCTGGCGCCGCCATGGTGTTGCATGGGTTGATTGAGACCACCAACGACATCAATGTTTGGGTGACTACAGATTGTACATGCCAATACTGCACCATTACACCAGGTGGAAAAACGACGCATCGGTTGTTTAGTGTTAGACACGGTCTGACCGATGTGTGCCTTGGTAGTGCACCATGTGCTAATCCAATGGGCGTTGTTGCATTTTGGGATGGTACCAGAGAAGATACTGATAGCTGCATGGCGGCATGGTACCGGTACAAATACACAAGGCCGGGCTGTCCGGATAGTACAATCGAGGCCCTGTCGGTTGATTCGTTGTGGTCGTTGTGGATGTGGTACACCTATATGCGGGTTGTACAACCAGATAGTGCCAAATACAAGGAATACGCTAATCTGGCCGCAACAGCGTATTTGCCGCAAGAAAAGAATCGCGAAGAAAAAAGCATCGGAGTTTGAAATGGACTATACAGAAGAACAGTTGGTAGTGCGGGATTACACCAAGCTCACGGGTGTGCGTAAGCTGATCTGCTTGCTTAAGGATATCCGAGATGGCTACCCTACGGAAGAAGAGTTGGCTCAGGGATGGAAGCCGCTACGTTGGTTCGAAACCAATCCTGGTAGCTACACATCGTATACGCAAACGCAGCGCCTATGGGTGATCGAGATATCATTCCCAGTACTATTCACGTGCTATTGGTTGCTCAGTCGTCTGGCATGCGCAATGCGCCCTGGTGATCATGAGTATACCCCGTGGGAACATGAAAAGTATATCTCTACCACCAGGAGCGATCGCCACTGCGTACGCTGCGGTCATAGTCAACATCGCATCGTGCGAGATGGCTCTGAAGAAATCGTTGATCACGATAACTAAACAACACAACCGTCATAGGCGTGATAGGGGAGCACGCTCCCCTATCACCAACAGGACATACCACCATGGCAAGCATTTCAACTCTGCATCCTTTTGTAATTGCATGTGGAGAAACTCTGGTACGTAGTAGTCCAATACCTGGCCTATACCAACAGTGCACATTAGACAAAGAGGTAAACTATTTTGTTTTGCAATTAGAACGGGTTGGGGGCGTTACGCATTTCTCATGTGGCGGACACCCGAATGGTTTCTATCTGGTATTTGACCTACCAAACCCTTCTATCGTGGGCTTAGTGACACATCAGCATTGTCGTTTTGAGCGGAGTCGCAGCCATACCGGCGTCCATTGGCGAATGTCGCTAAAGCGAAAGACTGACAACGCTGAGCATAAGCATATGCTTTTGCAGCAAGTCGTTGATCATTGGGAACGTGTACTGGGCCCTCTTTATACAAAGGAGCATTCGCTATGACTGTTAATGAGCTGATCGCCAAGTTACAAACGCTACCAGGCGATGCCCCGGTCATGTTTTTGTATGATGGTTGGATTACCCCAGATGTTGTTCACACGTATGTCTCCAATAATGCGACTGTCATTTTGGTGGATGGTGGCACTGTCGTGTATCACGATGAGGATCGCCCGCTGAATGCACCATCGGAAGCCTGCGAACCATATTGGAAGACGCCACGTCCAGAAACAGACGCTGGACAGATGGTCGTAACCGGTTGTACGGCAACTGCATCCGACTCACAAACTATTCGTGTCAAGGTAACTGTCGGCGAAGTTGCAGTGGGCGATACCTTATTCGTGACAAAATCCGGGAAAGTATATACCGGAAAACTAATAGCGTTGCGCCACGATGCTGGTGATTGCAGAACATCCTACGCCGGGCTACACTGCACTGCGGCGATAGCTATGACTGACTATACCCCAGAAATCGGAGACGTGCTGTATGCAACACCGCAGAAACTCTGATTCACGACACGGTAGTGTACTATGACCAACAAAGAACTATTGCAGCACTGTGAAGCAGCGCTCGGAAAAGACTGGACTAAAAAGAGAGCTGCGGTTGTGGATTTCCTCGTAGCCGCACTTTCTAGTGGACCAACCCCACCAAAACAAAAAGCACCTCGGGCACCACGTACAACAGAACTGACAGGTACGCTAGTGGTGCGCAGTATTACCAAGTACAAATACAGCAAACCAACCATTCTAGCATTTGTTCAGGATGGTTCAGTGCGTATCGGAGACCAGTTTACGATAGAAAACATTACTGGTACTTACACAGGTAAGATACTGACATTGCATCAGCGCACAGCCGCTGTCTACAAAGTACTGACGGGTAACCTGTGTACATTTGCGCTGGATGGGACAGACTACGTACCTGTACCAGGCGATGTCCTCAGAGTGTCCCATCGATCGCCGTATAAACCTACTTGAAAAAAGGATAACCCACCATGACTGACACATCCGCCCAGCTTGGTATTGTGTATCTCGATGACTCCGGAACACCTATACGGAGGAGGTTCTCCGCAGCGGCAATTACGCCACCTACACCCGCTACAGATGCAGATGTCCCTGCCTCTAATAAAGTAGACGTGTTTCACATAGTGGTTGACGCCGCAGGAAAGAAACGCGGAGTCTATGCTGGCAGTTTTACCATAACCGAAAAAACGGTCATGGAATTTATTGCCGAATTAGAATCCGATCCATTGTTGCGTGCGAGTGTGATCGAACAACATCGATCAGTCTACGCAATGGCTATGGAAAACGTCGCCAAAAATGGCGCAAAACACTAAAGGATGCCAAACATGAACCTTGATCAGCTGGAACAACTTGTCATACATCTCAAGCAAAATAATCTGCCTGGGTACACGCCGATCACCATTCCTGTAGTGGACACGGCAGACCCGTAAAGCATTTGATGCGCTAAACCAGGCGTATGAGCAGGTCATGCTGGAAGATAAGTTGCATAAGTGTGAAGGGCCGACCTGGGCAAATCCGAAAGAACGGGCACTTGCCACGATCGCTGACGTGTTCACCCATTGGAATAGCGATCCTGCATTAGCGCAGGCACTACTGCGCAATCTTAAGGAACATCTAGAAGGATGCGATGTGGAGATGCTGTCATAACACATCTCACTACAGACTGGAGCAATAACAATGTCAATCCGAAAGAAATTTGTAGAAAAGCAAGCTAGGTGGTGGTGGCCATTTTCACGACGACAACACAAAACGGCATAGTGTGTAACTGAGGAGAGTACCGATGATGGGGTCCCATAACTTTGGGCCACCGCAGATTGCGGTGGCTCATGTTGGAGATGTACTAGTCCAGTCGACAGCGATTGAACGATGTGTCTTCTGCGGAGTACCTCGTACCGCCAACGGTGCGTCTCCTCAGATACCATGCTTCAGGACATACGAAGTGTATCGGGGAAGAAATTATCCGATACGGATGTTCTGATAAGAAACGGAGTATCGCATCATGCCTCTTGTTAGGCGTGCAGCGGATGACATGTTCATGTACGAGTACATCTCGGAGGTGATCGTTATTCCCTGCAATTGTTCTGGAAAAATGTCCCAGGGTATAGGAGCTGAGGCATCGCGTAAATGGCCGGATTGGTTCTCTGCCTACTACGCATCATGTATGGCGGATCAGCTTAAAATCGGTCGTCTACACGTGTACCAGCTTACCCAGAACAATCGTTACATAGTAAGTCTTCCAACCAAAGACTTCTATGGTGACAACACCAACATCGATGAACTCACTCGATCCGTAGAAAAACTTCGTCAGTTCTTACTGACAAAGCCTGGATTGAGTGCCGTAATGCCGATGTTCACAAACGTGTTTCGCCCAGGATCAGTGGAAGCCATCCGCGTATCCCAGGATGAAGTATATGCCATGCTAGCGGATCGCCTGGGTGATCTACCAAATGTGATCCATATATGCATGCGCCCAGGAGCATTTGAACATATCCCGCGATACCTGGGTGTGGTTGGTACGCGCGAATTGCGGGATTATCAGCTCGTGCGAAAGCACGTACTTTCAGCTCTGGAACAGTGGAAGCTGACGCCAGCCGACTTCGACGGTATCATTTCTGGTGGTGCCGTCGGGACGGATAGTATTGCTATCATGGATGCGGTCTATCCGTTTGAGCTGAAAGATACTCCACAATCCCGTTCTAAGTACCTTGGGTGTGGGTGTCGATTTGATGAAGACACGACCTATACCACGCTGACGGAAGAAAACTTCCCGAGCATGGTAGGTCGTACCGTGCATCACATTCAGGATCTAGCGTCTGACTTGGATATCTCACCCATCCTCGTATTACCAGCATTCGGGGTGTACGGACTATCAGCAGGTTTTGTTCGAAACAGGACTATCGCTGACGTCCTGACACACGGGGTAGCTTTTGAAGGCTCAGTATCGAAAGGTACAAAGCATACCATCAGCTGTATCCATCGCCTAAACGAGGGCTACGCCGAAGATCGACGTATTCCTCCGAAGGGGAAGGAAAATCAGTATGTACCGGAAGACAAAAAGTTAATTGTAGTTCCGGTCCAAACAAAATAACCTAGTGCCAATATGGTATGAACTACCTTAGATATGAGCACGGAGTATCCCCCATGACTAGTGTCGCTATTCCGACCGGACGACCGATCACCGTGTACCTACAAGGTTTAAACTTCCCACTTACGATGGTGCTAGACAAAGTAACCGATAGCGCCATCTATGGTCTCGAAGTCGTTGAGGTCGTCAGTAATGAAGGCGTACGGGTGTCGTGGGGTGAAGTAGATTATCCGCTGTCTCGTGTCATGCATGTTCATGTCCCTTTCTTGCACTGAGCCCAAAGATTTAGTGTACAGGAGAGGGATACCCTCTCCTGTACACCGTTTCTGTTTGGTTACCAATTCGCCACATTCGGATCTAACATGGACACTCGCCGTCTAACCGATTACACATTCGTATGGGATGACCTGACGTTTGTACGTATGGCTAACAAACCCGTACTGAGTGGTTTTACAACCGACCGCCAACACGCAGTGGTCATTTCTAGGGACCTGCATAAAAACGGACCCTACAAAGCAGAGTTTCGGTCTATCACGACAGGTACTGTCGTATACACCAAGTATCTAAACCGTATGGAGATGGCCGAGTTTAAATCTCGCATTCCTCCGGAGGGTTAAACTATGTCACCTGCGGAATACATAACCAGCCTGATCGAATATGCATGGAGCTTAAATCCGGAGCTATCCGTTTATGGCTTGGGCATGTTTGTACTTGCGTGGTTCATGCACGCGTGCGTCGTACTGGGACTAATCAGTATCTTGCGCATCATTTGGCACACGCTCATCTTTATGTTTACGGGTCGACAGATCTGCATCGCAGCGTTGAAAACACGATGCGAGATTGGCTACACCAGAAAACATTTAGAGATCTGTGTGCGCAGCAATGACGATGTGCGCGTCAGTTCTTACCGTGACGGTAATGACATACGCATCATCCTAAACTAATGATCACCTCAAACTAGGTATTGCGACTATGTGCAAACTATGTAAGACCCCTGAAGAATTTGAATCTCGGCATGGTGTTACCAAGGCGACCTATGACGTTGAGGATTCGAGCTCTACCCTCACAGAGGAGCAGGTGTCGCGCTTGCGCGCATATGCTGCTAAAGGGCACAGTGCTCGTGCTATCGCTATGTGGTTTCGAGTTCCTATCCATGCCGTAGCACCGCATTTCTCCAGAGCTATTGGAGACCCATCCATTCGACGTAAACGTGCCGCTACCTTTGCTGCACGTCATCGCCGTGTCAACCAGGAGTCAATCAATGTCAGCAAATGATATCGCTAAGATGCCCGTGGATCGCCCAAATGGTCTGTGGATCACCTTTGAAGGTGGTGAAGGCTCTGGGAAAGGTACCCAGATCAAACTACTAGAAGAATTCCTGCGGAGTCAAGGACACGATCCGTTGGTGGTCCGTGATCCGGGTAGTACACCCGAAGCTGAAAAGATCCGGAATCTGTTGGTGACGGGAGAACCTGGCCAGTGGACTAACACGACCGAGCTGCTCCTATTCTTGGCAGCACGTGCTGAGTTGTATGAACGACTCATTGCTCCGGCATTGGCGAGCAATTGTATCGTACTCACCGACCGTTACGCCGACAGCACCCGTGTATACCAGTGCATCGTAAAGGGCTTTTCGCTCGCTACCATGAATGCAATGGACAGTATGCTGTTTGGGGATCGGCAGCCAGACACTACGTTTATCCTAGATGTAGATCCAGAAATCGGACTACAACGGACACGCAAACGAAACACCGTAACTGCCGATGGTGTGGCGGAAGATAGGTTTGAGAAAGAAGGATTGGCCTTCCATCGAAAGATACGAGATGGGTATCGGTACCTCAACCATTTCTACCTCGATAGATGCATATTGCTAGACGCTAATCAGTCCAGCATCGACTCGGTACAACACATGATCCGGGTGATATTGGGTGAGAGGTATCCGCTCCAGCACATGGGTCTCAAGTAACATATGTGGATACACTAGGGCTTTTGCGCCCTAGTGTATTTCATTTTTTATCAAATACATATTACAACAGTGTAATCTTAGGTTAGTCTGTTTCACTCCATACAAAATTGGGAGAATCAATCATGATCGTTTTGCACAAGACCGACTGCTGCAGCGTTGTGTTCAGCCAGACCACCGGCAAGTTCTCGGTTCATCACACCATCAAGCCCAACCATGTGTCCATCGCCTATCACGATGAATTGCTGCCGGCGGTCCGCGGCTGCTTCGGTATCATGTACTACGCGCCGAGTCAGATCGTGGACCGGCATCCGACCGATGCGGAAAAGGTTATCGTCAAGCTGTCGTTCGCCGGCACGTCGTTCAAGCCCATCTACGTCGGTCTGAACGATGGTACCGTGTGCCACGCCGCGCATGCGCTGAGTGATGTCCGTATGTATCTGGGCATCGACCGCAAGGCGGCGTAAACACCGAGGTACGCCGACCATGGGAAAAAGTCATCGCGACAACCATGCTGCCAGAAAAAAGCGTGGGCCGGAGGCGTTTGCTAAAAAAGCCGAACGCCGCGCTGCAGACATTGGTCATAAAAAATGTCTGGCCTGCGGGACGAATACCCGAGTCAGCAAACTCGAAGATGGTCTGTGCCCTGTCTGTAGGGGCAGATTAGGTCTTCCAATAACAACTGGTCAGGCACCTGACTAAATTGACTAAACGTGGGAGTCAGGATCATCCTGACTCCCACCCACCTCTTATTTTTTTATACCCCTGGCGTATGGTATGTTCCATAGGCCGAAGCTCAACGTACGCCTAGATATATATCACCCTTTTGAAACATGTTTCACTTCTAACTTACGAGGGCTTTATGACTGAATTCGCCACCACCGCAATCGTCGACGCTAACGCCGGTCCGGCCATCCTGGTCATCGGCTGCGGCGGCGCCGGTATCAACCTGGTGTCACGTGCTTCGAATGTGATTTCCGAACGTGCGGCTGTTCGGTATTACGACACCTCGCGTTCGAACGATCCGACTCGCGCCAGCGAACAGCATGATCATCTGCCGGTCACCATCATCGGCCCTGGGTTTGGTTCCGGTGGTCACCGCCCGGAAAACGTGGAACACGCCACCAAGTATATCGCCACTATGTCGGACGAGGAGTTCAGCTCTTTCGATCTGATCGTGGTAGCGTTTGCCCTGGGTGGTGGTTCCGGTTCTGTAATCGGTCCGCTGATGATCAAGGAAATCGCTCGTCGTGGTGGGCGTGCCGTGGCGTTCATGGTCGCCGACACCTATTCGCAGAAGCGGACTGAGAACACCCACAACACCATCAAGTCGCTGATCGCCATCTGCAACGATGGTAAGATCTACCTACCATGCTCGATCTTCGACAACGCGGTCGGCCGTCAGATCGTCGACACGTCGTTCGTACATCGGCTGCAAGCCTTCGTGCATATCGAAACTATGCCCGCCCGCGAAGTCGATCGCAACGATCGCCTGAATTGGCTGGATGGTAAGAAGACCCTGAATGCTCAGCCTGGTCTGCGTCCGATGCATGTCTCGGTCGGTGAGAATGGTGACGATGACGAGCGCAGCGGTGAGCTGTGGGCGGTCGACAAGTCGCACATCTACGACGCCGAACTCAACCTGGCCACCGACAGCGCCGAACTGCGTTTGGGTGCGAAGGCGCGTTGGGTAAAGGAAGGTTTCTTCGCCACTGCCAAGTTCACCCCCATGGTTGGACTGGTTGCTGGTAACGCCGATCTGTACAAGTCGCTGATCGCCGATGTCGAAACCTCGGTGCAGCAATTCAAGACCCAGAGCCTGAAGATTACCCCGGTCATCGACGTGAATAAAGACGAAGTCGATGAATCGGGCCTGTGCCTATAACACCTTGTATATGTGACATGAGGGTAGCAGATGCTACCCTCATGCACTTTCTGCATAGGAGTATGCGATGCAATGTATTGCGAGTATCTCAAAACTTACACTATTGCACCTTGGGGCATTTATTTTTGGTTTGTGAGGATGGACCATGTTGTTGCTCAATATTGACGCGGGTCGGGTAGCGAGACGTTCTATTTGTATGACGGCGTCCAAATCAGTGTACGCTGCAGCGCTATTGGGACATGTGCTGTCAGCAGCATGTGCAGGTGTAGGTTTGGCACACGGTTTCGATGCACTGTTATACTGGCGGACTACATCCGACGACCATGCGTTCTATCTACTTGGCTTTCTACTGTTTGTGTTGTTCGCCTATATGTTCCTACGCTTCGCTGATCGCGCGGTCGTATACCGTACAAACAAAAAGCCGTAGTTCGTGTCTGGTTGGATATATATCACCACTATGCGTAGACCTACAGATACAGAATGTATCGGCCTATATCTAGGCTACGGCGTAAATACTACTGGAGCAAGGCCTTAAGTAACCCGCATGCTTGTTCCAGGAGAAGAATACCAGTAAAATCCAATCAGAGTTTGGAGGTTCCTACCATGTGTACCCATGTCGACAAAGTCGGCGTATTCATCGACGGTGCCAACCTGGCAGCATCTGCGCGATCGCTAGGGTTCGACGTCGACTTTCAGAAATTGCGAAAGTACCTGAGCAACTTCGGCCGCATCATTCGTGCCTACTACTTCACTGGTGTGCATGACAGTGGTGACTATGACCCTAACCATGGTCTCCACACCTGGCTAGCCTACAATGGCTACACCATGATTACCAAGCCGACCAAGACATTTACCAACGCCGATGGTAAGACAGTGGTCAAAGGTAACATGGATGTCGAACTCACCGTGCACATGATGGAGGTGGCTGACAAGCTCGACCACATCATCTTGTTCTCGGGCGATGGAGACTTCCGACTGCTCGTCGAAGCCGTCCAGCGTCGTGGTGCCAAAGTCACCGTAGTATCGACGCTGAAGACGGCACGTCCCTACGTAGCGGATGAGCTGCGGCGCCAAGCCGATGCCTACATCGATCTCGGCGACGAAGAGATCCGAACTGCCTTAATGCGCACCTCTCGGCATCTGCTCCAGGATCAAGCCGACGCCGAACAGGACACCAAAGAAACCAACCCCGTTTAATACATCCCTCACAAACGGAGAACTGTCCAGTGTCGTTTGCTATCAAATTGAGCACCATCCCGGCTGGCCACAATGTGATCTGCCTGGGCACCTTGTACGTGTGGACCCCGCACGTGCACAACGGTCGCACCGTATATCTGAAGGGCGGTGACATCGCCGCCCCTACCATCTTCAAGGATGATAGTGTCGTCGTCGAAGATGCCGGTGTGTCGGAGACGTACCTGACCTGTGTCGGCGCCAAGCTGCCGCAGCAGGCCCCGCATCATCACGCCTGCTCGTTCTGCGGGTGATCGATACATTACGAGATGGACGTCCCACGTGGGACGTCCATCTCCATTTCTTTTTTTTTTGCATAGTGTCTATTATTTTTCAGGATTAGGATGGGTATATATTACAATGGCAGAACAGCGTGGAGATAGTCAAATGACTCAGCTATTGTTTCTGGGATCTGGCGGTGCATTTGCACTTCCCCAGAATGGCAACTATCAGTCGAACCTGGTACTGACTGCACCTTCTGGAAAAAAGATGCTGATCGACTGCGGTACTCAGTGTACCCAGGCTCTACATGATCAACATCTCACCGTAGGCGATATCGATGCGATCTATTGCTCGCATAATCATCCGGACCATTCTGGTGGCTTGGCTGAGGTGGCATATCGGGCCAGATTTCTCCACGATACAACACCAGAATTGTTTGGCGACCACAACGTAATAGCAGATTTACACGAGAGCCTATACACACAGCTCACGCATGTAAAAGGGTGTCGCCTCGATGGTTTGCGAGATTGGTTTCGGATCAGATCTGTCACCTGCCAAACATTCTGGTGGGAAGACATTTATTTCCGGCTGATCGAAGTCCCGCACATCGACAGTGGGGACGGCGTAGGTATGCCATCATTTGGTTTGTATTTCGAAACGGAAAATAGCCGCATCTATTTCACCAGCGATTCGCAATTCTTACCGACACAAGAAGTACTCGATCTGTATCAGCGAGCGACGATCATCTTTCAAGAGTGCGAGACCGGAGTTAAGAGTGGTGTCCATACAAACATCACTGAGCTGATGTCGCTGCCGGATGCCATCAAAAAGAAAATGTGGCTATATCACTATGCCGATGGTCCGAAGCCCATCCCAGCTGGTTTTGCTGGATACGTACAGAAAGGTGAAGTGTTTCACCTATAGACCTGTCGGATTGTAATCCGATTATGGGAACTATCTCAACAAAAGGAATGTAAACCATGTCCGATACACCCATTGTTGATCAGACCACCCCTGTGAGCGCACCCACGGTCCTCGATGAAGTTCAGCCGGCGATCGATGCGCTGCGCCCTGCTCAGACCCCAGAGTCTCTAGCGGTCGAAGCGTGCAACACATGCGCCACTGCGTTGGAGGCCACCACGTCAGTGGACCAGCATATCGTTATTGTCCGCGATAATGGTCGCATCGATGATATCCGTGCTACGCAGCCAGATCTGATTTCATCGATCACTATCTTGGATGTCGGTAGCGATTACGTCACTGACGATGCCCCCAAGGTCACCTACGAAGGTTATACTGGCGTCGGTTCTGTGTGGGGTCGTGCTGCACCTACCGAGCTCGACAAAGTCAAGTCGCTGATCGACATGCTCACCAAGCCCACCCTCTAAGGAGACATCTGCCTATGACCACTCTCGTCACTTTCGTCAATGACTTGACGGCTCTTGGGTTTGGAGATCCAGCCAACAAACCAGATGGCGAAGCTGCCATTGCTACCGTGAAAGAGCACTGGAACCAGATCAACAAATGCAATGATGATCTGCTGAACCGCACCACTATGTGTGGTGATGTGACTCTGCCAAACCTCGTCATCGTGACCGACAACGACGGTATCAAAGACATCGCATCAGATGCTCCAGACAAGATCGGCACGATCCTGATTCTGGATCAGAGCGACTCCGAAGATAACACCAACAAGCCGCAAGTCGACATCACCGACTATGCTGCGGGTGCAGGGACGCAGTGGGGACAAGTGACTCCCCTACCGGAAGCCGTTGATTTCGCCGAGATCATGGAACGCATGATGCAGGCCGATCTCCCGGCCGACACTACCGATGGGGATGAGCTGACCATCGACGCGGGCGACGACGAGTGAACAGACTGAGGAGGGGTAGCGCATGCGCTACCCCTCCTAGTTATTTTGTTCTTTTTGAATTTTTCTTCCCACTTCTATAAGACACTAATTCCGTGGAGATGTAAGATGGCCTATGTATCCGCGACGGTTCCGTGCTCCGACGATCCAGAACAAATCGCCCTTGACGCTAAGCGATGGAAGGCCCTAGTATCTAGTGCCCGCATTCGCGTTGCTAGTCGCGATATCGACTATCTGTGGTTGGAGTTTTGGACCTCGCATCCAGCGCAGGATAACCACGAAGGCAATGAGCTTCTGAAGAAACACGTCGATTCTATCATTGGGTGCGAAGACGTCCACGACAGTGATGATCGATGGCTACATCTTCGGTGGCAAGCGCTGCTACGCAGTCCTCTACTGAACCTGATCGGCTTCGCAGGATTTGAAGTTGATTGTATCACCGACGCAGTAAACGTCCACGGCCGCCCCTCAGTCGAATTCCTACATATGGGATTAGAAACTGGCCATGATCTAAAAGACAGTGTGATGCTCCCCAGTGATCGTGGGCGTGAGCTGGTCTGCGCGGTATTGACGGCATATGCTGACTGGGTAATAGAGCACCGCCCTCTAGGGATGTATACCGTAGATTTTACTATCGGCGATCTCGATTTTGGCAGGTTGGACTGCAATTACACTACCGCCGTCAGTCATGATGACGTGTATGCCATAGTCGAAAATGCGGCTCGCGCTATCTACGGCACCCAATACGATGAAGCCCCAGAAAACGGGGATGATGAGTATCCTGGTGATTGTAGGCGCGGGATGCGCGAAGATGCAAAAGATGCCCTACTATCGCTTGGTGTCGGTCTCGTCGGTTTGGTGAGGCTAAAGCGTCTCTCGGACGAATGGTCAACAACAAAAGAACGTATGTCACGTCTTGGGTGAGGAATGACTATGAAGAATAATGATCAACATATCCCACAGCCCATGGACGAGTTGGCGGTACCGACTCTCAATCGTCTCCCTCCGGAGGAAGCCGCACGAGTAGGTAGTATGCTTCTGACTCTGGTCTGTGTCGCCCGCTACCACGTGCAACTATTGCAGACCGAAAACCCATCGGACACCCTAGTACCAGTACTGAACATACTAAAAGCGTACGGTGATCTGGTAGCAGTCATGTTTGATGAACCGAATATCTTTGCCCAAGTACAGGCGGCAGTAACCAGTAATGTAGAGGCATACGTCGAAGAGCCTAACTTAGCACCATCTGTGGCAGCAGACAACGCAATCCGCACACTGTTACTGAGTGCCCCATCATTACAATGTGGAGCATTGGCCGCATCCGCATCCGCCAACCTCAGGAAATACCATACTAACCAGATGAGGTAATTATGTCTGATGCAAAGCGCTGTCCGGTTTGCAATAGTCCGGACTTCAGTGTACCGTGTGCATTTCCGAGCGAGAAGCGTATACGGTGTCGAAACAACGAAGCTAAGTTTCGATATGTAGAACTGAGCGCCAACGTGCTCAGTCTTATGTTTATTACACACCTTACCGGGCCATGTACCTCGGTAGACTTTGTATCCCCAGCTGGAGAGAAGTATTCATTAGTCGGCACCGAACATCTCATGGCACTTCAGAAACATCTAGCCGACTATCGAGAACGTCTGGATCAGAGCTACGGACCCGCAGTCGTAAATGATCAGGCGGTGCAAGACCTGAAACAGGATCGCTTCCAGGAACTATGTCGAGTACCGCATGCCATTGTCAGTAAAGGCGGATTAAATGCGGCACAGGCGGCATGTTTCACGCTAATTTCTCTAGCACCGACCATGGCCCTGGCGACCATCGGTGAGGAGATGTCGGCATGTATTATGCGATATCTCGCCAGCTTCAATTTACCCAACGGCTAAGGAAAATAAGTTATGCATGACCCAACGACGGTGGCTCACGAAATCAAGTTTCCAAAGTTCTGGACTAAAGATTTCTGGACCAAAAAAGGATTCAGATACGACTGCTACATCCATCTGTGCACTATCTGGCATGTGGATCCTGAACGGTTTGGTGATGATGATAGCTGTGACTGGGTTGGCTGGCATCATATGAGGAATGGCAAGATCCTCGCTGGTGCGCGCGACGTGTTGGCAGACTCTGCGGTCCTGGCGCAGATCCAGCATCTACTGGATGCTCCGAGGTATGTCCCAAATCAAAAGTACCAATCACTGACCGCCTTAGAACCACCGATCGCACATACGCTAGCGTTGATCACGGCAGACTGGATTTGGTGGCGTGGCTATGGAAAGAAGCTGCCTACATATCTTCGCGATCAGATGCTCATGTTGGCGACCAACCCACATGACAGTCTGTCTTTGTACACTGAAGCAGATCGGTATGTCTGGCGAGTAGCCCTATGCCTACAGGCATACAGTCGACCTTGGTGGAAACACCCCAAGTGGCATGTGTGCCATTGGCAGTGGTATGGTGTCGTATTTGGCCAGGACGCATTGTTTCCGTCTCTCGTCAAACTGCCACATGCTGTCCCTCCCCGTCTTGGACAGGATAACACTGCCGAAGACGAGTTTGCTCCAAAGATACCATCGTACTCATTCAAATTCCCGATCCCGATTCGCGGGTGGAGTTTGCAGATCCACCACTGGCAAGCATTCAAGCGGATCTTTGAAAAGTGCAATGGGTGCGGAAAGAGTCTTGGGTATGGATATAGCCCATTCAGTTCTGGAGGGCATCGACATCTTAAGACTGGCAAGTGGGTAGAGCATCTGTATCATCGGGAATGCTGCCCAGGCACACGCCCTGCTTCGGCACCCCCGGAAGCTGCACGCACAGACACCAGTGCACAATAGGGTGTTGGTTAGGCTGAGTGGGCATGTGCCCACTCAGCCAGATACCATGATTTGCTTTTTGCAGCCTGTGCATTTCGTCTATCCTTGGATATATATTACTAATACGAAACGCTTGTCCTTGGTAGAATTGGAGTAGTAGCATGGAAATCAAAAAGCCCTATACGCTGGAAGATGTCCTGCGTATGCTGGAATTCAACCCGACCGTCAGCCCTGGTTTCGATGGCGGCGTCCTTGTCGCCCAGCTACACACCCGGATCCAGGCAGAGTTGAAACAGAACGGGGGACTCACTGAACATAACCTGTTCGAACTTTTCCGCATGTCCATCTTGCTGGATGATCTGAGCAAAGGCCTGGCAGAGATTGCCCAGCGAAACAGAACGGAACTGGAGTAGTAGTATGCAAACGATTGATGCGGAACTGACCGCAACGCAGAAAGTGGCGCTTATCGCGCGTATTCAAGATCTGGAAGGGTCCGATCAGCTGATCCGCGGGCATATCCGTGATCTGGCCGAAATCATTCCGTGCAACTACGCGAATGTATATGCGCTCCTTGAGAGGAACCACGATATCAACGCGGCCAACGAAGTCGTGACACTTCTAAAGAATAGGTTTCCGAAACAACTCCGAAGCTTTGTCTTCAGGATGGAAAAAGAAGGCATGGGTCCCGCTCGCAGCAACTTGACGAAGCTCTACGCCGCCCTCGTCGGCAATGGGTTTGTCTGCTGGAGACATGTCTCTCCAGAAAAGCAGCAGGTGTACGTGCGGCGTGCTGAGCATACGCTGTACCCGACTGACGGTGATCAGTACCACGCCCACGATGTCCTGGTGGCACTCTTGGCAAAGAACATGTACTATCGAGAAGAGAGCGCCAAGATCTCTCTGGGTGTTCCGGTGGTCAACGCTGGTGTCGGCGATGCCATGTTGCTGAAAATGTTCCGGGATACCGTCCAAAATATCCAGCGCACGCTGGAAGCAATAGATCTTCCCGACACCACGTTTGCGGAAGTCCCGAACCTCGTCGGCCACCTCATCCGTCTGTATCTGATCGAACATCCGGAGTCTGAGGACATCCTGGAAGCCGCTCCGCCGACATATTACCACCTGGCCCCGCATTGGTCGATACATGAGCGTTTCTGCACCGCATTCGATACCGATGCCTCAGTCGTTGCTTCCCTGTTCAATCGTGATGCTGCATGTGGTATCATGAATCAGATCCGGATGAAGTTTCTGAGTCTAATCGAGATCCACCAAGATCGTCTGAGTGCTCTGGGCGCCAAACAATATCAGCGCCAGACCACCTCACCTGTTACAGGTCAGACCTGGAAGCATCGGTTTAGCGACACGACATTGGTCGTCGCAGATACGGACATCGATCCAGGAAACAGCATGATCATTCTGGTCGAGATCAATGGTATTCCATCCATCATTCCGGCCACATACCTGACAAGCATGGGATCTCAGTTTGATCTGCTGGAGTCCTGATCAGACATTTGTAGATTAGACCAGGTATCGTCCATGGTACCTGGTCGTATGTGCAAATGCGCACATATATAAAAGGAGCAACTGACAATGACCTACATACATGGTCTGTTTCACAAACACGGCGTCTCTGACTCCGAACTGTTCTATGCCGTCGCACGGTCGACTGCTTCTGGTGGCACTCGGTATGTCAAATTGACCACGGATTGGGTCGGAGCGGATATCTGCGATGCTTTGCGGTATGACAAAGAATACCCGCACCTGCCGGCCGAACGGGTGGAGCGTCAGCACATCCTGCGGCACGCCTATGCGGTGTATGGGGAACCGACGTGGATCCCTGAAGAGCTGGAGATTTTCGACTACATGTCGGTGCGTACGTTCCAGGTCCCGTACTCTGACGTGGCTACGCTCGTCGAGCTGATCCTATCCTCCGGTGGCGTTGTCTTCGACCGCCGAGTCTGAATCATACAAAATCAAACTATCAACTAGGAGTAACTTTATGGCCCGTAAGAATGATTTGCCGGAAAGCATCGACCTACAAGCGCTGCGGCAGCTGGCGAATAAGAAAGGGAAATATCGCGACAAGGCACGTACTGCTCTAACGTTCGCTGAGCGATGCCACGATCGTGGCTTACAGCTGCGGATCAGCTACGACACCGTGATCGACCATTTCGCAGTAGAAGCGTTATGACACAGCTACCAACCAAAATCTTTAAGATCAACGATCTCGTCGAGGAGACGGTGCGTGACAAACGTCGGGGTGTCGTGGTGAGTGTGTGTGACGCGTATATCGACGCACGACTCTACGATGCTTTTCTGAAAAAATCGGTGCTGGTGCAATTCAGAACTAGCACTGCTCAAGCTGAACTGCGCATTGTAGGATAGGGGGGTTGCAATGTCCCCATCACCTTTCACCAACCTATTGCGACGGTTGACCAGACGTCGTCCTGCACAACAGGATGCATCTGCGCCACTCGTTGCTCCAGATGCTAATTTCCGCATCAGCACCATCCCAGAGCATCCTGCGATTGTGGGTGGTAATCCATCGTGCGACGTGCGTCCGGCCAGTCTCAAGGACGAAATCACCAGAGCCCTTGTCTCGCTCTTGAAATATCGACACAACCATAGTTCGGTGTGGACCACCATTATCGGTCCTGAGTCGGCCAAAATCACCTTCGGTGACTGTGTGGTTACGTGGTACAAACATGCATGTCATCATCCTGAGCTGGAAATTATTTGGCCCGTGGAGATGGTCACGATTGCTGTAAAATCAGTGATCGTGTATCGATGGTCTGTCGACAGTGTCGCCACCGCTGACCCACGGTTTGCCGATACACTGACGTTGATCCACAAACGTCTGACCGACATCCTCGCCGATGCGCACGACAATCAGCTATCCATCGATCAGTACGAACGGATCATGGTAAGCGGCGCGACGCTGTAAGTAAGGGGAGCAGCGCGTGCTTAGTGAATCTCCTAGGGCCGCGCTTCTGTATACCCGTGGAGGATTCTGCTCCTACACCACGTCTCTGACCAACGCCAAAGACTTCGCTATGGGTATTTGTGGTAACGACTATACCAAACCCAAAGGCTGGCAGTGGCGTCGACAACCTCCCGGCACTCGATATGGTGTGGTGTACAAGTGGAAACCCACGCTGGACCAAGTAGTCTTATCGATCGGTAAGTTCCTGCGGGCTGCTTCCATCGACGATGACACACTGAAACAGTTCAAGTACGAAAACGAATACCTGCTGAACACAGGTCCCTGTGAAATCAAAAAGGAGGATGTCGTCTGGTTCACCACTAAGGTGATATGCGACTAGCGATAGCTCTTCCTAACCATCAGAAAGGATACATCATGGATGATCTGGAATCCCCTATCTCTATGTCTGGTGCCCACGGCCAAGACATCGCCGATCTGTGGCATCACTTGCTTGATCGGAAAAACATCGCATCGCTCACCGAGCTGCAGCATCAGGTCGAATCTCTGACGAGGTCGGAGTACGCGATCCTGGACGGCTTAGCCAAGGGTTATGGCGGCAAGGCGCTCGCCATGTATACCGGCTATAACCAAGCGACTATCGCGCTCCAGACTCCTACCATCCTGGAAAAGATGGGCGCTCACTATCGCGCGGGTGCCGCTGCCAAGCTGTTGCTGTGGCGCGCGATCGTCGCCTCCAAAATGCTGCAACATGGTTAGTCGGGTGACTACCCGCGATGGCCAGGAGCTTCTTCTGGAATATCTGGATAGCACGGGAAAGCTAGCGGTGCGATCGCTAGCTGGCCATCGGATGTCCGACGAATATCCGGTGACAAAATCTGACAGGATAGTAGTCACGGAACCCGACACATTTGCCGTGTTGTCGCGCATAGGAGATGGGCCGAGGTGCGTGGTACATTGTGTATTGTCTGAGAAATCAATCCCTATTCCGTGGATGTATTTCAATGAACTAACACGAGACGAAATCCGAGCCGAGATTCTTTATCAGGCCATCCTGGTGATGATCTCAAAAACAAACACCACTATCGGACCCCAATAAGGTCTGTCGATAGGAGAAACCCGATGACTGTTACATATCACGATGCGGTGGTACTGAGCCTGATGCCGGACAATACCGCATATTTGACGTGCGTGACCGATAAGGGCCGCAGCCGGTGGTGTAGCACCGCCTACACTGATCGGGATACGCTCTATGCCGATCTGATCACCACGCTGGCGACCAAACGTCCGCCGGAACCTATCGTGGAAGAAGGTGCTACTACCGAGCTCCCGAATGGCTTGTTGCTGGTTCAGAAAGCTCCGCTGCACATCAGCCGGTCTAAGGTCGACCTCATCGCGCAGTCTCGCAGTGACGGTCAGTTCAGCATCGGTAACACGGAGCAGTGTGTGTTTCAGTATCAGACACAGCCCGCAGCATCTCTCGGCATGGCTGCCGTACGCATGATGCGGCTGTATGATCAGTACGTCACGCCAGCACCCACTGCTTCGGTCCCACCATCCTCACCACATGTTCGAAACAGCGTGCGTGTGATCGTTACCAAGACGAAACAGTGCGTCATCACTGTCAAGGAAACGGCGGGGAGCCAGGAACGATCATGGTATAGCGACACAGCGACACCCGAACAACTGGCCGATTTGCTGCGCGAGGCATTCACCACAATCCGGCCGGGGGCAATGAATACGCATATTCAACCGGAGTGCATCCTCTCCGAGATGAGAATTGGTCGGGATGCGGATGGGAACTACCTCGTCGGAAGCCCTGCCTGCTTCATGCATCGATACAAAGAACTCGGCGATACTATCGCACATGTGGTGAGGTGGTATGCCGGTTACGTGAAAGTACCTAAGCCGTCCTCGACTGCGGTTAAGTTGTGCATCGTAAAGGTGACCATGACCAACGATGGTCGCGTCATATTCACGCATCGGAAGTCGGAGTTGAGTCCGGAAACCCGTGCTGTATGCAGCTCCATGTCCGATACGTATCTGAGAAAGGTACTGCGAACGATCTTTTTGACAAACAGTCTTGGTGGTATTGGGGCGCATGTTAATGGACACGATATCCCCAAATATGCGATTCTGGGAGAGGTCACACTTGCAATGCTAGCTGGGCACGGATACACCGTGCAGCGTACTGGCTCATCGTCAATCCACCATTTTCCTTCTGGAGACTGTGCATTTGATACAGCAGTGTCGTTTCTACCCCTTGCGCAGGAAACTGCGGCGCCCCCTACCCCCGAAATGTTTGTCATGGGTAGGCTGCAGGATGGTACTGTCCAGATCGGATATCGTGCGGCAAAAAGTACAGTATGGCATCGTTGTAATTGGGAGATCCAAACTCGCGACGTGGCCGATCGATCACTGCAGCGTCTGGCGGCTCATCGGGCAGTTCCGAATGGAAAACCATTTGAACCGTTTGGTACCAGCGCCTTCACTACCGATCTACTAGCGGCGATTGTGCGTACTGACGATGACCCATATGAGGTGATCATCTATCGTTCAAAAGAATATGCAAGCGGGGTTTACAGCCGACACGATAGCATTATGGACGCCATCGCGCAGCTGCTCAATCTGTTCTATCCGAAGGCACCGGTTGAGGAGCCCCATTGGAAGGCCAGTATTGTATTTGATCAGGCGCCTGACGGCTGCCTGAATGTGTGGCGTATTGCACGCGCGCCTGCAGAACACATCTTTCTCAGAAGGATTCCTGCTCATCTAGAGCAGATTCGTCGACTGCTCAGCGAAACGGTCGCACCCGAAATCGCCATGCAGTCGTGGGAGACACAAAAGACGCCCGGTTGGTGTGGTGGTGTACAAATTTCGGTGGATCTGTGGTCAACCGGATCTTTGGTCGTCACTAGCAATCGCCATCCGAGAGTAGCCGGTCCCGTGGAAAAGACACGTCTCCCGGAAAGAGCTGCCCAAGTCGTCTATGAACTGTTCCTTTCTGCTAACTAAGGCTGAGTGGGTGGGGACGTAAGTCCCCACCCATCTCTTCTAAATGTCTTTATTTTTTTCAAGCGGATCATCGTATAACTAGGCCACACACTGTATTTGGTAGCCTAAAATACACCGACTACAGTGATTTATGGAGGATAGTTATTGATGGCGACGAGAAATGTACCTGGCGTGTACAAAGAATCAAAAGGCACCGCCGCCGCTTGGGCCATGACAACCAAGCCCATTACAGCAGGCATGCGGTGTATTGAAACTGATACGGGCCGATCAAAGCTAGGCGATGGCGTGCGACTGTATGCGGATCTGCCGTACTTATTCGTCAACCCGTCCCACGTGGATGGGATTCCTGTGGGGGCGTTGGTCGTCGCTACGACCGCGGCGCCGCCTGCCGGATGCGTGAAAGCTAATGGCGCCTTGTTGTCCCGTACTACCTATAATGAACTGTGGGCCATGGTGCAAGATAGTGCGGTAACCGAGGCCGCGTGGTCTGCCGGATTGCAGGGTCGATATTCCGTAGGTGATGGGACGACCACTTTTCGCGTGCCGGACCTCCGCGGAGAATTCTTGCGTGGGCTGGATGATGGGCGTGGTGTGGATAGTGGTCGTGGGATCGGCGCGGCCCAGGCGGCGGCGCTCGAAAGCCACACCCACGTTCAACAGTACCTTCTGATCTCCAACCGTGGTTCCGGTACCGGTGACTGGCATTCGCCGGCGTCTGGAACCACGAGCGGTGCGACCACCGGGGCCACCGGTGGAACTGAAACTCGGCCGCGGAACATCGCCTATCCGTTCTGCATAAAAGCCTGGACCACCACCGCGAGTGCGGCGGCGGCCCATCCGGGCCTGTTTAGCAAGGCCGACCCCTTCAGTGCCGTATTCTCTAAGACTGGTGCACAATCAGTCAGCTTGAAAGCTGGCACCACGATCGAAGTAGCCGGCATTACGAAATCGTATGCCGTGAGTACGGCGGTGGTCATGCCCGCATTGGTGGGTGGTACCGACTATGCCATCTATGCCTGTACCGATGGTACCGTGCGCGCCGATGCCAGCTTCACCGCACCGACGGGCTATACAACGGCCAACTCTCGCAGGATCGGCGGTTTCCATTACGGTATCGGCGATCGAAATGTGAGCGCCACACCCAACATCAATGCGTATTCGCTATGGGATCTAAAGTGGCGTCCGGCATGCCCTGATCCTCGTGGTATGGTGTTGGTGGCGGGCGGCTTCTGGTGCGACATCTACCTGCTGGGCGTGAACCATCACACCGATGGCACCAGCAAGTACGGTGCCACCATAGCGGACGGCTCCACGCCGCCCAAGGTTTCGCCCCTGTTCGGCGGCAACGGCACCACCGATTATGGTTCGTTGACGTGGCACGAAGCGGCCGAAGTCATGGCCTCGCACGGCAAGGCGTTGCTGTCCTATGGCGAATTCTCTGCCATGGCCTACGGCGTGTCCGAAGGAACGTCGGTCGGGTCCGATCCGGTCACCACCGGGCGTTCCGCCAACTACACCAGCAAGTGGGGCATCGAGCAGGCCACCGGCTGCATGTGGCAGTGGGGCAGCGAGTTCGGCGGCCCGTACAACACCACGGCGGCCGACGTCGCCAACACCGAAAGCCGTGGCAGCACTTTCAACCAAGCGAGAGCGGCGATCTTTGGCGGCGACTGGAGCAATGCGGCCGTTGCCGGCTCGCGGTGCTCGCACTGGGGCAGCGCGCCGTCGATCTCCGCCATCAGCCTCGGCGCGCGGGGCCGTGCCGACCACGTGTGTACGTTATAAGGAAGCTGTCCGATGACCATCATCAATACCCGCGAAGATCTGGACCACCACAAAGGTACCTTGATCTACGACCAATTCATGGAGTACCTTAGGGGTACCATGACACATCGAGTGAACACGGCCGTTTATCCGGATGGATACGATGGCACGCTGTCCGAAGGTGCCGAAGGCTACATTGCCCCGATATGGGTGGATGTTGAGGATCTTACTACTATCACCAAATACGGCTTCACCAAAGAAGACTTTGTGTAGTTTGACTTGACTGCACAAGCGCGGAGTTTCGCATGAGCAAGATCGTATATCAGACAGATCCCGCTGGGGCATATGTCGGTCCGGTGGTGGCAGATAAAAATCCGCTGGAGCCAGGGGCCTATCTCATCCCATACGGTTGCGTGGATGTTGCGCCACCCGACATACCCGACGGTAGTCAGGCCTACTGGGATGGTTCGGCGTGGGTGATCGCCGAACTCCCGCCCGAAGTAGATACAGCACCTCCGCTAGGTCCGACTCCGCAAGAACTGTTCTTGCAGGAGCGAGACCGCCGCCTCCGGGCCGCCATCGATATCCTGGATCGACACAGAAACCAAAAAGAATACAATATTCCCACGACTATCGCGGACGAGCAGGCGCGGGAATGGGCGATCTACGCCCAAGATCTTCGCGAGCTGCCGGAACTCATCGACGATCCCGCTGCTCCAGAATGGCCAGCCACGCCCATTGCGAGATAGTAAATCATGTTTAGCACCATCGGCGGTATGTTTGGGATGACGTCCGTCGAAGAACGGGATGGCGTCGTCCATGTGTATGGCATACGGACAGATCATCTGATCCGGGATATCGAAAAGATTTGGAAGACTTCGTTGATCACGAAGTACATGTTCAACACCTTGGGCAGCAGCTCGCATCTTACGTTCAATAGCTTTTTTGCACCAGATTTCTATTACACCCTAACTGAGGTGTTGAAGTATCGGTACAAATTCTCATCGACGAGTAAGCTAGAGCGCATCCTCAAGCTACTCATCGAAAAGACATGGTTACAGTCTACGGTGCAGACGTATCCCAGTATCATAGATCTGACCCAGCTGCAAAAATTCTCCGACCAACCATTCCCGCATCAGCTGCAGTACATCATCCGCTACGATCAAGACGTTCAGCGTATGCGTCTGAAAGGTATGCTGTGTGCAGCCGACCCAGGAACGGGAAAATCCCACTTAGAGTTGTTTCTGGCAGCTACGCTACACGCAGATTGTGACATCATCATCGCGCCCAAGCACACACTTCATGAAGCTTGGGGTGACACCATAAAGAAGCAGGGGTGGGATGATCTGACTATCTGGATCTCATCTGAGGAAAAACCGTTCCCTCGGACTATGCCACGATATGCTATCTTTCACTACGAAGCACTCCAAAAAGCCATCGAGTTTGTGGAGCATTTTCGACCAAAGAAACCAGTCATTGGTCTAGACGAGTGCCACAACTTCAATGATTTCGATAGCCTTCGTACTAGACTATTCCTAAAACTATGTCAGGTAGCTAACTGCCAACACATCAATTGGTTGTCGGGTACTCCAGTAAAGGCCTTGGGATATGAAGTGATCCCTCTCCTGAGATCTATCGACGATCTATTTACTCCAGAAACTGAAGCACGGTTCAAAGCCATCTATGGCAAGAATGCATCGCGTGCAGTCGATATCCTCAGGAACCGACTAGACCTAGTATCTCACAAGATACCTAAATCAGCTGTGATGACGGATGCCAAGCCTATCACCCAAGACATTCGGGTCAAACTAGCCGATGGTGCTAGATACACAGTAGATGCTGTCAAAGCCGAGATGCAGCAGTATTGCGATTCGCAGATGGCATTCTATCAGAAACATATGAGCAAGTATGTAGAGACATACGAGACATGTGTTGAGCTATATGCAAAAGGTGTCATCTCTGAACAAGAGAAGAAGGACCTGCAGCAATATAGGTCATACATCAAACAGATCAGACGCTTCTACGATTCTCGTTCTATTGGTGAGATGTCTCGCTGGTGTAACGAGTTCGAAAAGAAGTACATCATCCCTGCACTCCCATCGCATCTGAAAGCTGAGTTTAAGAAAGCTAAGAGCATCGTTAAGTATGCTCAGCTGGTAGTGATGGGTGAAGCTCTCGGACAGATCCTAGGCAAGCGTAGAGCCGAGTGCCATAGTGCACTCATCGAACACAGTGGCCTGGATGAAATCGCTAAGAATGCTGCAAAGAAGACCGTATGCTTCTCTAACTACGTAGACACGGTACTCACAGCAACCGAATACTTCAAGAAACGAGGATTTGATCCTTTGGTGGTATATGGTGAGACTAACAAGGATGTGACCTCCATCGTCACTTCCTTTAAGACCGATCCAAATACAAATCCACTCAGCGCCACCATCCAATCACTGTCCACTGGTGTAACACTCATTGTAGCTAACGTAGTAGCTATGTTGAATAAGCCATTTCGTATCCACGAGTACGAACAGGCCGTCAACCGAATTTATCGGATTGGACAGGATGAACAATGTTACATCCATAACCTAGTTCTAGACACCGGAGATGTCCCTAACATTTCTACACGTATGGAAGACATCCTCAATTGGTCTAAGGAGAGTGTGGATGCTATCATGGGTAATGAAGCATCTGCTGCTCTAAACACTAAACGACTATTTGCTGAGTATGGGGACGGAGCACGTACGTATGCTTCTGTCCTACATATCTTCTAGCGATTCCTCGGCTTAGCCAAATAATACTCATAGGGTGTGGGAGTTGCCACCTCCCACACCTGCTGTTCGATTTATTTTGCATATATATCACTACGATAGATAATGACCACACTCCTTCTTGGGGGAACAATCATGTCCAACACGACTTATGCCGAGCGTGCCGTCGCTACGAAAAAGCGCATCGCCGCCATCCAACAGAAGAACGCCAAAATGCTGGAGCAGTATGCGCGCCAGGACAAGTACATTGAGCCGATCGCCCAGGTGCTGGAATCGCTCGTGCTCAACGCGTTCGGGCGCTGCGTCTCGGTGATGAACAAGTTGTCGCGTTAGTATCACTCATTTTCAGGAGATAACAACCATGCAGTTTTCGTCCGTTGCTAATCGTCCGTTCCGTCAGCACGTCACCGGTGAACTGGCGTTCATTACCAGGATGCTATCCAACAAAATGGCGCAGCACCCTGAGGACCATGAGCTGGGCAAGGCAGTCCTGCATGTTGTCGAGCTGGTCTCCAGCATCCACACGCGGCTCGACACCATTACCATGGCTGCCCTTACGGTCAGCGTGGAAAGCATCCGCGCCTTGGCCATCGAGATCAATCGCGATTATTAAACGTTTACGAATTCAGCAGATGCGGGCCCCACAAGGCCCGCATCTGCTTTATATTTTTTTGTCCCCATAGCACCTTCAGGCATATATTACTAAATTGAATAGCTAGATACATCTAGCCTAAGCAAAAACAAGAGGAGTTTCTTTAAATGAATTACTTTGGCCCAAACAATCGCACCGATGAACCTGAGGATGATGATTCGGTTCCGGACTTCCGGCCGGTAGGCGGGATGACTAATCCCATCACGATCATCGAAGATAACGACCCCGACGAACACGACGGTGACGACGACTGACCTCGCATACTTTTTGATGGGTAAGTCGTATGGTATATGACAAACCAAAGTCAGCATGACGGAGATCCATATGTCAGTTGCTGTCACACACAACATAGACTCATACCAGCGGCAGCTGACTAGGATGCTGTCCAAGAACACGATGGAAGGTGTCGCCTTTCGTGACATCCTCCATCAGTTTAAGCACTCGCCTCTCGAATGCATGTCATTCCTACATGAGGTAAATGGTCATCATTTCTGTGTCGGCCTCACTCGTGAGGATGGCGATACACAAGTAACCATCGATGCGGTGCTGGATGACAACAATCACACTATCCTTTTCTTTGGAAAGGCTAGTGAAAAATTCGCCTACTAATGGAGTAAAAAAACACCATGCCCGAACCCACCATCAATGCGACCAAGCGACCTATCTCTCCTGGGATGGAAGAACACCTAGACGTCTTTCATACGGTCCTGGACAAGGGCTTCATCCGTCCGGTCGATTATCTAGGCAACGATGCTGCTGTCGTCCAGATGGCCCGCACCAGCTATGGCGCTGGCACCAAGTCAGTGTCCGATGATCGCAATCTACTCCGATACCTGATGCGACATCTACATACCTCCCCACTCGAAGGCTGTGTCCTGAAGATCCACGTCAAGCTACCAGTGCTGACGATGCGCCAATGGATCAGGCACCGAACAGCGTCAGCCTGCGAACTATCTGGTCGGTATTCCATCATGCCAGACGAGTTCTATGTCCCAGAGCTATCGCGTCTGGCTACTCAGTCCAAGGACAATAAGCAGGGTAGTGGTGAGCCACTGCAAGTCGATCATGCGGCCTTGGTGCGAGCTATCCTGCAAGATGAAGCCGACCGTGCATTTGACACCTACAATGTGCTCTTGGGTGAATTGGACGATGCGCCAACCGCTGTGTCTGGAGACGAAGATCGAGATATGCTTCAGGCTCTATCGCGCAGTGGACAATATCCCGGCTTAGCTCGGGAGCTAGCTCGCCAGAACCTACCTCTGTCGACCTACACTGAGATGTACTGGCAGATCAATCTGCATAACCTGCTGCACTTCCTCAAGTTGCGTCTGGCTCCGGATGCGCAATACGAGATCCGTGCATATGCCGAAGTCCTGTGGCGTATCCTGTGCGACTGGGTCCCCATGACAGCAGAAGCGTTCCGGGATTACACCTTGGAGGCAGCTCATTTCTCCCGTATGGAGATGACTGCTATCCGCTCTATGATCGCCAACAGCATCCGTGCTCTCAACGAAAACGGTATTGTTCAGAATGACACCTGCAAGCCGGATGTTAACGAACTTACAAAGTATGGGATGAGCAAGCGCGAAGCTGGCGAGTTCCTGGAAAAGCTAGGGCTGTGGAGCAGTGATGAGCCAGGTATCCTAACCCTACAAGGCCTGAAGTATCCGCATCTTCAGGTGCCGACTACTCCAATCCTAGAATAAAATTTCGGTAGTGGTGGGTATGGATGCTAGCCTAAATAGGCTAGCATCCGCCTATCACACACATTACTCATTGGAGTGTTACATCATGGATATTTTGCAAGCACATTCGATGCCAGATTGGTGCGTAGTCCTATTGTTTGGGACTATGGTCGTATTCATGTTCCTGGGCGGTAATTTTGCTCGTAAGTACGGCATCCTCGATGGTGCATTTAACCAGTCACTTCCCGAAGTCAGAGAGATCCTCGACAAGCATCGGCAGAGTCCGGTGACGGATGCACAGCTGATGCGTGCCGCCTTAGCTGAGTTGGCATATGCACCGAGTACAATGCGTAACAAAATGCCAGACTGGTATGCACGTCATGCACTGATCCTGTCCAAGATCTCTGCTGAGATCGATGCATATGTACAAAGTCAGAATCCCGTAACCTTCACGGTGAGTAACTCCTATGTCCCTCCCAGCAAGCAGCAAACCTGAGACCGTTACGCCTACGTTGTTGCGGAACGTACTAAACGCCACTGCAACCTTCTTGGCAGATTTGCATCTTGCCGGAGGCAGTGCTACATCGCTCAGTTCTATCATAGATGACATACAGTCATACATGTGCGAATACGGGGAGAAGTACCCCGATCGAACATTCGAGCTGATGTATCCGTGGGAATTCCATCTGTCGCCAGCTGGATGCACGACTATCGCCGATGCACCAATCACAGAGCTGCGTCATCGTCTCAAGGTTATGGTCGACGATGCTCCCAGCGAAAAAGCCAAGCAGTTGGCAGAAGCCATGTCCTGCAATTTTGTGTCCTGTCTGGAGCAGAACGAGGCACTCATCCGCAGACTCTCAACCGCGTGGGATAGTGAGGAGGCAGTATGACTGTCAGTAGAGAAAAGAAAAGCACCGCATTGGTCATAGCTGTGCTACTATGCGCGCTTGGTTTTGGTATTTACTGGCTAGCCGAACAGTTCCATCGGGAGACGGAAAGCGCCAGGAAAACACGTGAAGCTGTAGCGCACTGCGCTGCTATTCATGGCGAAGTGAAAATGATCAATCGGTATACGTCGTATTGCGTTTCCGATACCGAGACGATCGAGATCGGTCCCAGTAGATACTAGCGACGGAGTTATGGGATGGAGTCACCTGTCCGCGGGCTACTGCTCATCTACTACGGCGACGATAACCTGTTGACCCATCGCTCACTAACGAGCAATGGGTTGGGGGAAGAATATCATTCCGGACCGCAATCAATAAAAATCCTCGATATGCTCTTTGAACCAAATCGGGTCATTGTAGCAAAAGACGATCCGACCGGGAACCACCAGTGTCACGTAACTATGACACTCGGCTATGGTGACAAACCAGTCTATGAGATACTCGATGAGTTGGAAAGCGATCCGACGGAAGCTGCACTGCTCTATGCATCGCTGATTGCAATACCGATGGACAAACTGAATGATCGTGGATCATTAGCCATCCACACCGTGTTTAGCAACCAGGCAACAAACTGAAGGAGTGCCACTATGCAAAGCTATCGTTGCTATAAACTCGTCGATGCAGCACTGATCGTCGGGTCATATACCCGAGAAGAGTGGCCGGTGACGATGTCCATTCCGGCAGAAGCCGCGCATGGTATCCGACTACAAGGCGGGGAGTGGGTTAATCTCACCGCGAATGAAGTGGCACGACACGTGCCTGAGGTTGGAGAGTATTTCGTAGTCTACCGCGATGGCTATCGATCCTTTAGCCCCGCCAAGGAGTTCGAGGATGGGTATACACCTTTGCTCGAAGAATCTGCTGGACCTGTGTTCCTCGAACCGTTTGGTGTTTTGGTACAATCCCTTAGCAACATCGACGCGGCATACCTGACGCTACGCCCGGAAGCCCCGCACGACAAACCGCAGATCACCGAAATGTATGGTTTGGTTGTAGTGTTGTCCGGACTCGGAGGCATTGACTCCCCTCGCGCATATACACTCGACGAGGCGACCAGGCATTTGCGTAATCTGACCAATCAGATGCGTGAGTTATTGTAAGCAATCTGACATCGTGTTAAGTATTGGTGTGCTCATGGGGATGGAGATCTAGATCTCCATCCCATCATTTTGTGTGAACATTATGTAAGAAAGTGAGAGACATTGCTTTCTGCAGGCTTTTATCCCAATAAGAAAGGAACAGATATGATCCTGAAGTATCTTGAATACGGTCAACAGTTTCAGCATCTAGAGACTGGTGTGTTGTACATGGTGGTACAGATGTACCCGGAGCAGATCGTGGTCGAAGACCAAGACGGTGTTCGTACCGAAGTCCCACGGGCTGAGTTCTTCAATCATAATTCTGTGTTTCGACTCATCCCAGAAAAGAAGTGCGCCTGACTGTCGTAGTGACTGTTAATTCCTCTCTGTGATGAGGACGGTCAGATGCAACCCAATAAAATAAGATGAGATGCGTGGGCCCGACCCACGCATCTCATTATTTATTTCAGGTCATTCAGTACCACTTTTCCACCATCGTGTCAGCCACAGATACACTGTCTCGCATAGTGCGATGTACAGCTTTCATGGATGACCAGATACCATTTACCATCTCCTCCAAGATGGTACCATCCACTGGTTCTTTGTCGGCTTCGATAGCTTTGAGCGTGTCATCGCCAAAAGCCTCGATAACGGCTCGCATGTCGACGAAGCTTTTCAGGACACCAGTAAGCATCGGCGCCGCAGAGATCGCCAGTCGGATAAAATTGTCTTTGGTATAACCACCAGCTGACTTTCCGTCGAGTAGCTTCTTAGAGTTGTCATAGCTTTGTTGTTCGTCACGGTACCATGGTGTCATTTCAAAAAAGTCAGTACCGTATTTGATACAATAAGCCTTGGCGCTATCTACACTAGCTATCGCTTTCTCAACATCGGACCACCAGTCGTCGTACTGTCCGGTATATGTACGCGTACGATTCGCGAGAGTCTTGATCGAAGAGAGCAGAATAGGGGCCTTCTCAATAGAACTGCGAAAGGTAGCGTAATCTGGCCAGCCAGACAATACTGCCATGTCGTCATCCGACAGCTTGGCAGTAGTCGACTTCTTAGTTTTGAGTTTTGTCTCGATGGTAGTAGCGCGCTTAAGTAGTGTTGGTACACCCGTATCATCGCGCTTCAGCTTGGCGACTTCCGCATCGAACCATTGTAGCCATTTCTTGGTATGCTCTTTCGCAGCGGCAATCGCCTTCTTCTTACGCTCTTTATCTCGTTCTTCTTTAGATTTGAAAAACCATTCTTGCGATGCAACGAGTTCTTCAAACATACCAAGACTCCCTATGATGCATTCACTTACTCAGTTATAACATTTCGTATATACCGCCGCCTTACAATGGCGATGTATCGGAGGAGTCACGTCACGACTCAGAGTAGGATACCAGCATATCGGGGTATCGACCCAGTGTGAGGATAGCACATAGCCCTAGAAAAAGGAGTGGTCGCATGACCAAGGTACAAAAGAATATCGTCGTCGTAACACCAGAAGATGCTACCCCGTTTCTGACCGAGACAATTGTGGCAGAAGCTACAGGTCTCGCTACAGAACGTGCGCAATTTGTGGCGGATAATTATGATCAACTGCGGACGACCTACACGGATGCGATGGGTGGTATCCGCACCATAGCCATTGTAAGTGGTCGTGAGCGAGAATTCGCGGCATATATGACGGCGATCGACAAATGCCGCGCCTCCTGCATGGGCGTAGAGGATCATGCGGTGTTTGCGGCGGAAACGCGAAATTATGCACGTGCCCTTGGCGCCGCCACACCAATGGCCTGTAATGGGGTGACCATGACCGTGCGTGACGTCATCTACGCGCTACTCCCAAACACATCCGAATGGCTTCCAGGATACCCCGATCTGACTACCGATCGGTATCAATCGGCACTCTCTATTTTGGCGGAAAGTCCGCTACTAGGCCAGGCGCTAAACCCGACTCTAAAGAGACTTTTGGTATTTTCTGATACGATCGATAAATCGTCGGCGCGCGGTGACATGTGGGGAGTACTGCGCAATGCCAAATATGAGGTTCTCGGCATGGACCGCGAGCACCATGGCCGATGGATCTTTTCGCGGTTGTGTCGGTTTCTAGATGAACAGACTGATGAAAGGCTCGCTGCCTTGTTTGTCGAACGACATTCATTCAGGAATGACCTGATGCAACTTCCAGTGGTGGATGGTTACATCGAACACGGTTCGCTTGCGGCATCCAAGCACCGCCGCATCATGACAGCCTTAACAATCAACAATCGCAATGCTGTGGTGCAAGCGTATAAGCTACGGCTGCATACCCCTAGCCAAGAAAATATCGTCACAAATAAGTGGGCTACGTATCGGGCTGTGGACGAAGCTATCGCCAATGTACGTACTACGATCATTCCGGAAAAATATCGGACAGAACCTCTACATAGCTAGCGTGTAGTGCAAACGC